TCAAGCTTCCAGCGTCTCCTGAAGGCACGCACGGCAAGCGTCGACAAAGACCTCCCGGGCCTTCTTGAAGGCCACCCAGTCTTGCTCGTCCTTGGTCGCCCGGCCTAGCTCCCTGATCTGCTCCACGACCGCCTTGGCTTCCTTGTGCGGGCCCACCGGCTCGACCAGCATGCGGTTGTACGCGTCCGCGGTGACCAGGTACGCCGCATCCTGCGCCTCGCGGGCCTCGTCGGGCGTCGGGTACTGGTCATCCGCCTTGCGCCAGCAGACGGCCGACTCGGAGTCTGCCGCGCTCAGGAACCGGGCGTACGTGTCCTGCCGTGCGAGGTAGAGAGCAGAAGCGGTCGCGCTCATGATCTTCTCCGGGGGTGGGGGAACAACGAGCGTTGCCACGCTACTCGGCCTCCTCTTCAGCCTCACCGGATCGCCCGAGGTTCCCCCGTCCGTGCTCATGATCAGCAGTCGGTACCCGCAACGCGCGGGTTGCTGTACCTCACGGTCCGGTGAGGCGACATGATCGGCTCTCGCAGACGGTCGTCACCACCCTGCGTCGGATTGCACTCGGCGTCGGGGGCGCAGGCGAGCTGGGGACTGCAGGTGTCGAACGAGGGGTTGCAGTCCGGCAGGCAGCTCGGGTCGCCGCCGGCCCGCGGCGCCTTCTCGGGGTGAGCGGCGGCCAGTTCCGCGCGGGCGCCCTGCATGGCCACCCCGTGGTAGATGTCCCGAAGGCTCTGTTCATGGACGTTGCCCACGGTCATCCAGCGCGCGAACACGCACGGCCAGACGTCGCCGTTGGGCGAAACGGCGAGCTTGTTCCTCCCGCAGCGTCCACAGAGCTTCGAGACGTCCGGCGCGGCACCGTCAGCCCCGCGGCCGAACGGCCGGACCTTGTCCGTCCGGACGTCCCTCAGACCGATGTCCAGCAGCTGCCGTCGGCCCTCGCCGCCCCGCTGCCCCTGCAGCACGTTGATCACGCTGCCGCGCATGGGAATACCGAGGGCCTTGGCCTTCTCCACGTTGGCCCGCGTGCGGGCGTGCGAACCACGGGTTTCGGTGACGTCGTCGTGATCCTTTGCGTCATCCGAGTAGTAGCTGAACGCGAGCCGCACGTCCGGCAGCCGGAGCGCCTCCCAGACAGGGTCAGTGACGTGCGTCAGGTTGCTGAAGACTTCAACGCGCATGTGGCGGGACCGGGCGTGCCGGATGAACTGGGGAAGATCGGGGTGGAGCGTCGGCTCACCCCCGATGAACTGGACGTCGCGAACGCCGAGGCTGCCGAGTTCGTCGATCACACGCCGCCAGTCGGCCGCGGTCATGGTGCCGTGATCACCCTGCGGCGAGGATCCGGCGTAGCAGTGACGGCAGGCTAAGTTGCAGAATCCTGTGATCTCCAGCCAGGCGAACTGGGGAGCGAGCAGAGCCATGGGGCTTCCCTCCGAGGGTGGGTGTCAGAGCACCCAGCGGCCTGCCCGCGTCCAGCAGTTGGCCACGGGCGGGCCGTTCGGTGCTACTCCTCGCCGTCCTCTGGGACGGCAGGAGAGTCGGGGATGAGGAAGCCGCGGAGCGGGGGATTACCGTCTTTCCCGATCGCTGCTTCGGCCGTCCTCATGGAGGCCACAACGTCGGCGTACTCGGCTTGGATCCACTCCATGGCGGCAGTCCTCTCTCGGTGGGGCTAGGCAGGCTAGCCCTACTTGGGTTTGGGCATCGTCACGATCGGCCCGCTATCGTCCGAATGCTGGCAGCTGGAGGCCACCGAGATCAGGTCATCATCCGGTCGGCCCCACAGATCCCCGTCCACGCTGTACCCGGCCTCCTGGATCAGGGCCGTGGTGCGGTCGATGGCGCTCTGGTTGTACCGGCTGGGGTCAGGCGCCTCGGGTCGGTGGTGAACGAAGCCGCCGAGGCGGTCGCACAGTTCGGCGTAGGTCTGGGTGTGGAGGATCAGGGCGTGCCAGCCCGCGTCGACCGCACACGAGGGGACCAGTCGGGCGTCCGGGAACTGCGCGCAGGCGGCAACGAAGGCAAGGGCCTCGTTGAGGATCGCCTCGGCGTCGGCCGCCTCCACGTCGGGGTTGTCGGTTCGGATGGTTGAGCAGACGGCGGCGTACTGCTGCTCGGTGAGTAACGATCGGGCAGACTGGCCCATGTGGGTCTCCATTCGGTGAGGTGATGCCTCGCTGTGGAGGCTCGGACCCGTCCTGGCCGAGTAGTCCGGCCAGGGAGGAATCGGCCGGGACGGGGTCTGTAGTTGCCGGCCTGAGGACGGCGAGCCGGTGCCGACTGAGGACCGACGGGTCACCCCTTTTTGTTGACCTTGTCGCGCATCTTGTCCACAAGATCCCGCTTCTGAGCAGCCTGCTTGGCGGAGTTCGCGTTGTCCTTGCGGTCGATGGCGTTCTCGTTGCGGACGCCCTTGTCCTTGGGCATGGTCGTCTCCTTCTTGGCAGTACTTGATTGCGACCGGCCGCCGCCGCGGAGAGCTGTGCGGCGGCCGGCCTACCCGCGGCGCCTCGGGGGATGGGCACCACGGGAGTCTCAGGGGAGAGGGCGCGGCCGGGGCGGCCACGGCTCGCCCGGGCTCCAGACGCCCTTCAGGAGAGCCTCCAGCTGGTCCAGAGCGTGGCTCTCCAGGTCAGGGTCAGGCGGCAGATCGATGCAGATCTCGCAGTACCAGACCAACCGACTGGGACCAGACTCCGAATCCACGCGCGCAGTCCGCAGGCCCTTGGTAGCCCCACAGATGCGGCACTCACGCAGCGCCCGCAGCCGCACAATGGTCTCCGCAGCGGCAGCCACCAAGCAACTGGCCTCGGCGTCGTCCATGCCAGGGCGTAGGCGGCGGAGGGCGCAGCGCAGGCACAGCGGGGCCACCTCTGGATGTCCGGTGGCGTCAGGGGCCTCGTAGTGCGCCACAGCGGTGGCCCCGCAGTCGACGCAGACTCCGCACTCGGGCAACAGTCCTGCAACCAGGTCATCCATGACGACCGCCCACGCTGCCGACCGTGATCAGGAACACGATGACCAGGACGCCCAGCCAGTACTTGGCAATGCGCTGCTGGCGTGGCGTCACGACTGCCTCCCCACCAGCACGGCACAGAAGTTGTGACGGTCGTTTTCGTCGAAAGTCGTGGCCGTCCATCCGCCGGCCTCGATGATGCGCTGTTGCATGACCAGCCGATGCGTGGTGTCCGTGGCCAGCCGGCCCAAGTTGTGGATCAGGCACAGCACCTCCCGGCGGCCCGCCTCACCCCGCATGGCGCCCAGCAGCTCATCGAGTTGAGGGCGGTGGGTGCTCATAGCGTCGGCACCGCGGTCAACCCAACGGCCCGCCAGCACCCAACCCATGCGGTCGGCGTAGGACTCGCAGCCCATCCGCCTCAGGTCCAACTCACGGGTGGTGCGTCGGTCGCGGCTGGCGCACCGGTCGTAGACGTACGCGAGTGGCGCAATCATCACCGGGCCTCCGCCGTATACCGGGTCAGCAGCCACTGGCAATCCCGGGCCAGCAACTGCACCTGCACATGCGCGGTGAACACATCAACCGCCGGGCCCAGCTCGGCCTGCCGCTCGATGCCATCAAGCCGCGCGGTCAACCTGTGCGCCTCGATGCTGCTGGGCCAGAGGCGCTGAGCGGACGCTCGGGCTACCGGGAGGAGGGCGGCTACGTGTCCACGCAACTCCTCCTCAAGCTCGGCCAGCGCACCGAGGTCGGGCCTGCCGGAGCCGAGGCGCAGCGCTCGCGAGATCGTCGCGCTGATCGTCTCCGCATCAATCGGCAGAGCATCGCCAGCCGCGGCGACCGTGGCCATTCGTGCACGGTCCGTGTCCATGTAGTGACCGTAGAAGCGTGTGACCAGCACCTCAATGGCACTTTGGAAGTCCCAGAAAGCGAAGTGCCAATTGCTACAACGGAACTGACAAGGCATCCGCCAGATCGCGCATCTCCGGCGTCAGAGTCCGGCGCTTCTTCACCACATGGCCCATGATGTCCTGCGCGTAACGCTGGCTCGCCAACCACTCTGGCGCCCGGCTGTTGATGGCGGACAGCGTGCCCACAGCTTCGCTGTACTGACGCATCATGGTGTGCGCCTGGGCCACGTCGAGCCGGTGGCGCCAGTACTCCGTACTGGCCTTCTGGCTCCCGTGGCCGGCCATCGACAGCACCTTGTCGGGCTGGTCCAGCACGATGTACCTCTCCGCCGCCTTGTAGCTGACCGTCGCAGGGCCCCATGTCGTGAGCCGGTCGCGCCCTCGCGGAAGTTCCCGGCCGGTCAGTACCGCAACCGACTTCGCGAGCCGCATCGTGTCTGCCGCTTCGCCCGGGCGGTTGTCCCGCAAGTTCGCGGCTGACGCCTGCAGCAGCAGCCACCCCCAAGCCGCCAGCTCCTCCGGCGTCGCACGGGATAGACGGGGCTCAAGGTCGTCCGCCCAGCGGGTAGCCAGCTGCCGAGACGCCGCCAACTTGCCCTGCCGGACCAGAAGCCAGCTCCACGTCGTCACGATCGCGGCACCACGCAGCCGGTCAGGGGCGTCATCAAGGGCCCGCTGCAGGGCAGTCTCGGCGGCACTGAAGGCGCGTACCTGCGTCAGCACTGAGCCAGCAATCTGCAAAAGATGCGCGCGGAGAGAACGCGCCTGGACACAGTCCCCCAACGCATCGGCATCCCGCAGCAGCGGCCCCAGGATCCGCGACAGCTCGGCGAGCTCATTGCCGAAGTACGCACGGCGTACCGTGGGCAGAAGCGCCCGCACCCCTTCGAGGGTGGGCTCTTCTTCCGGCTCAGCCGGAGCGCCTTCCACGGCCTGCTGAAGAGGCCGCCATGGCTCTGCGGTTTCGGCTGCCTCCTGGTCGTCGCGCTCAAGCAGGTGGCTGGTGGGGACACGCAGCGCCGTTGCGAGTTTGTGTGCGGTCTCCATCCGTGTGTCATGCACCTCGCCCTGCTCCAGCTTCCGGATCGATGAAAGGGAAACGCCCGAAGCTTGGGCAAGCCCCTTCTGTGTCAAAGCCCGGCGCTTCCGGATCTCGCGCAGGCGCGTACCGATGTGCATGTCAGTGTGCTCGGGCATACTGGACTCCGTTCTGACCTCGACACTCAGAACGGTACGCCGTGGCTGGGCCCGGGGCGTAGCACGAACGGCCCTCGCTCACCCGCGGGGGCCGTCTTCGTGGGTGCGCTTGTCGGTGGCCAGCCGTACCATTCGCCCTATGGCGATCACATGCGTCCCTGACGCCACCGCCGAGGCCAATGAGGCGATACGCCGGTTCATGGCTGCCCGCGCTGGACGCCCGCTGTGGGCCGACGAACAGGACGAGTACGAACAGCTGCTCGCCGCATGGGTAACCGCGCTGCGCGAGCCTCCGACCATCTGACCAGGACACGAAGAATCGCCCCGCCCCTGCCGTGTGCAGGGGCGGGGCGTCGTCACGACCTGCGCCGGTCAGGAGCGAGAACGGCTGGCGGGCTGGCCGTCGGGCTCGGCTCCGGACTCGGCGCGCCATCACGGCGGCACACCAGCGCATCCGAATCGGATGGCGAGGTCTGCAGGCTGTAGCCGTCCGGACAGACCTGCCCGTCTCGGCCGTCCTTCCCGTCGGCGCCATCCTTCCCAGCAGGGCCGGCCGGGCCCGGCTCGCCGCGAGGGCCTTGAGGCCCCGGGCTCCCCGCTACGCCGGGTGCTCCGTCGCTGCCCGGTGCTCCCGGTGCCCCGTCGCTGCCGTCCGCGCCAGTCTTCCCCGGCGAACCGGGCGATCCCGCGGGCCCTGGCTTTCCCTGCGGCCCGGTCAAACCCGGCGGCCCCGGGATCGGGACAGGGACCCGCGCCCGGTCAGCCAGCCCGGCGATTGCCCTGGACGGGTCCGGCGCGGCTGGCGTCTTTCCTGCCGCCTTCACCTGCGCCCGCAGCGTTCGTACGTCCCCGGCCAGCGTCGTCACCGCGCTGCCCCGCCGGTTGGCCTCGACCGCGAGTTGGTCAGCCCGTTCGGACTCAGTAGTGATGCGGGCCCAGATGATGATTACTGCACCGGCGAGCGCGACAAGGGTGCAGACGAGCGCGAGAGTTCGCCAGCGGTGCGCGAGAGCCCGCTCGGTGCGGCTCACGGTGTACCTCCGAGGTCGATAATGATGCTGCGAAGACGGGCGATCTCGTCTGCCTGAGCGGTGAGGCGGGCGTCTCGCTCGATCAGCTGACGGTCGAGGCGGTCGCGTTCCTCTTGCAGGTTGTCGGTGAGCGAGCTGTAGCCGGTGAGGGCGTTCTCTGACCGCTTGCCGAGGTACGCCACCACCGCGCCGGAGAGCACCCCTGCGAGCGCGAGCACGCTGCCGAGGGTGGTGGCGTCCAAGGCGTCTCCTGTCCGGGCTGATCGGTCAGACGGCCTGCGGGCCGGACGGCTGCCGGCCACCAGACGACGTGGCCGCCTCGATCCTCGGCGCGATGCCGGACGGCCGCCACAGGGTGTGGTAGGCGACTCCGATCACGAGCACCGCCGTCAGCATGCAGGTGGTGATGGACGAGCCGCTGAACTGCCCGTTGAAGTAGGCCGTGCCGAGCCCCACGATCACAGCCCAGAGGAGCATCACGACGCCCTTCAGCGGGCCGGCGAACCGCGGCTGCTGCACGATCGCGATGACGGGCGGAGAGAGGAAGCCGAGTACGGCGGCCCACAGCTGTGCGTCAGTCATGGTGAAGATCCGTTCTGTCGGTGGCGCGCACCGTGGCACGCCGGGTTTCAGGCGACGACCTTCCAGCCGTGCCGCTTGCCGAGCGCGGTCAGGGACTTCTTGCCGGGCGTGCCGTCCGCGGCCTGGCCCGGCTTGGTGCCCTTGAACCCCTGGGCGAGCTGCTCGCGGGAGTAGGCAGCCTTGGTCGGCTCATCGAAGAACCCGCGGGCGAACGCCCCCTTCAGCCGGCCGTCGGCGACAAGGGCGTCCTGGACACGGGTGATGTCGTCTGTCCCACCGGGGTGCTTCTTCTCGTCCGCAATGCTGTGCGTGGCCCCGTACACCACCGCGGCGAGGCTCACGCTCGGCTGCGCCACTTCCCCCGATGCCCACGCCCGCAGTTCGGCCGCCGACATGTACGCGATGCTCCGGTCCATCGGCTGCGACGTGAACTGCCAGAGCAGCGGGGCCCAGCCGGCGGGCTTCGGCCGGGTCGCCGCCTCCGCCTTGGTGAACGCCGCCGGGCCCCACGGGTACGCCGGATACCACAACGGCGTCCCCGCCGGAACATGGCCCGCCTTGAGGTCATCGCCGCTGGTGTAGACGCCCACCCGCTGATGCGGGAACGCGGTCCGGACCCGGGCCAGCCACGTGGTGACCCACTCCCGTATCTGCGCCGCGCTCTTGCCCCGGTAGTTCCGGCCGTCCGGGTACCTCTCCAGGTCGAGCCAGTGACAGAACCCCTTGCCCGCGAAGGGCCGGACCGCCGCGATGTAGTTGTCCGCCTCCTCCTTCGGGTCCTGTGAAGGCCACCCGAAGTGATACGCCCCGCATGTCAGCCCGGCGCCCTGAATGCCCTTCATGTGGGCACCGAACCGGGAGTCGCGGGAATGCATCCCCTCGCTAGCCTTGGCGAAGGCGAACACCACCCCGTTGGTCCGGTGTTCCCTCCAGTTCTGCGGGCTCTGGTAGGCGGAGACATCGACTCCGCGGCATGTCGACATAGCGTTCCTCACAGGGTGTTGGTCGCGACCGAGTAGCGCGTCAGCGTGCTGCTGACCCCGTCCCGGCCGTCGAAGATTCCTCGGACGGCGGCGATCACGTCCTCTTCGGACGTCAGCCCCTCCAGCCCCCCACCGGCGCCCTGCTGGATCTGGATCACCAGCGAATAGCCGGTCTCGTCCGGCCCGCTGGCCTGCATCCGGTAATACGGGTACGGCGTATCAGCCATGGGTGCTCCCTATGCGAGGCGCTTGACGCGCATGTAAGACCCCGACCCAAGGCGGGTCGCGGTCGCGTTGCTGGTGGCTTGCGCCCACTGGAGCGCGAGCGTTCCGGCCGCGATCGTGGTGACGACGCCCTCCTCTATCGCCACGCACTGGTTGGTGGCGTGGTCGCGGGTGCCGTACGTGCAGGCGGTGGAGAGGTTGTGGACCCCCCACCGGCCGGTGCCGCCGGATGAGGTGCTGGACAGGATCTGGCCCTGATCCGGGCCGATCGCCGACCGGAGGCCCGTCCAGTTCACCGGCACGTTCCACATCGTCTTGAAGCGGGCGGCGTCCAGCGCGGCGTAATGGAGGTACATCTCGACGCGGTACGTGGCGTTGGCCTCCAGCGAGACCGTGAGGTCTGGATCATCCGCAAACGTGGTCGTCGCCGCGCGGTCCGTGTTCGCGGTCTTCCACTGCTCCAGCGGCAGCATCGATGCCAGCAGCGCGGCGGTGATCCGCTGCCCTGCCAGCAGTACCGGGTACTGCGCCATGTCTCCTCCTACAGGGCTATGACGGGTTGAGAGGCGAGGCGCACGTCCGCGCCCGCGCTCTGGCTCTTGACCACGCCGTTGATGGAGCGGGTCACGGTGAAGGTCTGCGGGCTGGTGGTGCCCGACACGGCGGTGACGCGCACGACCTCGCCGCCCACCCGGACGTCGAAGGGCACATCGGCAGCCGCGGTCGTCCACAGCGGGCCCGTGCTGGTGGCAACGCTCAGCGTGGTGGCCGTGCTCGTGACACCGGCGGCGAGACTGCTGCCCGCGGTGTCCCCCCGGCCGTACGTCGAGTCGTCGAGGTAGGCGACGTTCCACGGGCCGGCCGGAGTCGCGTTGAATTCGAGGGTCCACTCGAACTGCGACAAGGTCTCGGCGTAGCCCTGCACGATCAAATCGATCGTGTCTGGCGGCAGCCACGGCGGCGGACTGGCGATGGTTACCCGGTCGCCGACCTTCACGGTCGTGGCGGCGTCGATGAGCCCCGGCGCCCGGGCGAGGTTCACCCGCACGACCGGATAGCGGGTCTCATCCCAGGTGCCCATGTGTAGGCCCCACCCCGCATGCTGCGCCGGCTGGTCATCGGTCACCAGGTTCAGGGTGGAACTGTCGTCGTACCGGCCGACGCCGAACGGCGGTGCCTGCGTGGACAGCGCCCCGACGTCGAGCGTGGAACGGGCGCTGCTGCCGTTGATGCGGGCCACCGTGACGTCATTCCGGACGTGCTGATCGTCGTCCGTCGGCTCCAACGGGCCCACGATGTCGGTGTGGTAGCTCAGGGCAAGCGCGGGCGCCTGGTTGTACAGGCTGGTGCGGTCCCGGTACGCGAGGCCGAGCCGGTCACGGCTCTCGTACAGGATCCCGTGATCAACGTCCTCACACTCTCGCAACAGGTCCAACAACGGCAGTGAGCGCTGTGCGCCGAGCAGTTCGGCACCAGGCCCAAGAGCCGCCGCAAACGGCAACCCTTCTTCCTGCGTCAGGCGCTCCAGGCGGTCACGCGCGGATTCGCCGCTGAACGCCTTGTCGGCGCTGTTGTAGATCAGGGTCTCCGCCGCCGCGAACACCGCCAAATGGCCGAGCCGCAGCCCCTCCAGCCCCAGACCGAAGGGGCTGGAAATGCGGCTCACCGCACCAGGCGACCCGGCGAACGTCGTGGAGGTACCGAGGGTGCTTCCACCGATCGTTATCCAGGCCACATCCAGCTGAGTGTTGCTGCCGCTGGCGCTCGCCTTCATCTGTAGCCGGTTCCAGTTGCCAGTGAACCCCGCGGTGGAGACGCTGATAAAACCGATCTGCGTTCCGTCCACGTCGAGGGCCTGGACTTGCAGGTTGTTGGTCTGGACGCGGACGACGTAGCGGCGTGCGGTCCCAGTGGCGGACACGTCCAGTAGCGTCGTGAGCGAGGACGGCATTGCCGCGAGGTTGTAGACCATCTCTATGTGCCACGCGCCGGGCGTCGCCAGCGGCACCGTGGCCGAGATGGACGCCGCAGCCGAGACGATCGGCAAAGGAGCCGACCCCGGAAGCGTGTCATCTCCAGCCCACTGCAACCCCGTGGCAGACAGCGGCTGGACCCCTGACACGGGCGACATGGCCTGCGTGGCGCTGGCCCCGTCCTCCATCGGCCAATACGCCACGAGCGTCGAGTCCGTGGGGATGCGGCGACGCAGCGTCGAGGCCAGCGGCGACGAGCCCTGGCCGTACCGGCGGAGAATGCCGGCGGCCTCGACCTGGGCGTAAACGTCGGTGGAGTCCCACCGGGTGGGCCACGAGGAGACCTCGCCGGAGAACCGCACGCGACGGTTGGTGATGTCCGTGCCGCCGGCCAGGGTCCACACTTTGCCGGTGCTGTCCGTGAAGCTGGTGGTGCCCGCGGTCTGCGCGGTGAAATCAGGGTTGGCGACCAGGGTGCCGCCGATGCCGGAGCGGACCTGCACGGCGTGGCAGGCGCCGGACGCGGTGGTGAAGTTCAACAAGCCGATGGCGTCGCCGACACGGAGCGGGGCGTTGCTGTTGAAGATGCTCGTGGTCCCGGCGAACAGCACCGGCCCGCCGAGGTACGACCACGGACCGGCGATCGTCGCCGCGGTGTAGAACTGCACCGTGGCGCCACCCGCGCCGTTGTTCACGTCGAGCGTGACGGCCAGGGCCAGGCGGCCGGACGGTGGAATCGTCGGTGCCACCGGTGCGTCTGCCTGGATCGGGGTCGCTCCGTCAACCGACCATTCGAAGTGCGGCACCCCGTTCCTCATCCCGAGCCACCAACTCCGGCCGCCGGCAGCGAACGTGAATTTGCCGATCAGTTCCAAGTTGGTGGCGCCCCAGTTGGTCAGCGTGCCGTCGAACCGGACGTCGAGGTCCCCGGTGATGTCGAGCGCGGCAGTATCCGGCGTGCTGGCGTAGTCGCCCACCGCGCCCGGCAGTCCCAGGTAGGTCGCGCCGGTCAGCACCGACACTCGCACGGGGGTGTTGCGCCCGATGAGTCCGTAGTACGGGCCCACCGGGTTCCGCGGCGAGTACTTGCCCGCGCGGTTGTTGAGCGTCATCACGCAGCGGCCGGCGTCCACCTTGGTGCCCTCATCCGACCGGCCGCCGGTGATGCGGATCTGGTCCCGGGAGTAGACGTCGTGGGTGATGTCCGTCCAGGTCCCGCCGAGGTTAAGCTCGACTTTGAGCGGCAGTGCCGTCTGTGGAAACGCCATGTCGTCACGCCCTCCCCAGCACGAATTGGACGTCTCCGCCCCGGATCCTCACGGCCTTGCGGAGGATCTCAACGAGCAGGTCGTCCAGCCGGGCTCCGCCGGAATGCAGCTCCAGCACGACGGTGCCGCCACCCGAGGCCGCGCCGCCGCTGAGCATCCGGCGGGTGTCGGCGTTACTGCGGACGCGGGTCCCGAACGGTAGATCCGCGATCTCCGGGCCCTGCTCGCCGACCAGCGTCCAAGCCGAGCGCGGTCCGCCGCCGGCCGCGCCGATGATGCCGCCCGTCGCCCGGCCCCGGACGCCGAGGGCGCGCTTGATGGTCCGCTCGATAACCGCCGCCGCCCGGTCCATCGCGTGCTCGATCCGGCTCGCGCTCTTCTGCAGCCCGCTGACCGTCTTCTCGGCTGCCTTGAGGCTGGCCCCGAACACCGCGTCTGCGGACGTCTTGCCAGCCGAGGAGGCGTATCCAGCAATCTGTGACTGGAACTTGTTCATCGAACCGATCTCGGACTTCGAGGCCCCCATCAGAGCGCCCGCGGTCTCCAGCCCGCCGCCGTCAATACCCGCCTCGGCGATCTGCTGGAGCAGGCTCTTGCTCAGGCCCTTCTTCTTCAGCCCAGCCAGGGCCCCAGAGAACGCCTTCGCCTTGTCCCGGCCGGCGATCAGCCCGCCCATGACGCCCTTCACCGTCACCGGCCCGTCGCCGGACCCACCGCCCTTGACGACGCTCGCCGCGGACAGGACGCCGCCCTTGACGGAGTCGGACAGTTGCGACGCAGCGCTCTTGAGGTCGCTCAGCTTGGTCTTGGCCTTGTCGAGCTGATCGGTCACCTTGGAGAGCGACCGCTCGTTCTTGATGAGGGACCGGCCGTAGCTGTCGAGCATCCGCAGCAGGCCGCTCTCCTGCCGACCATGCGTCGACTTCTGGATCACACCGCGCCACTGGTTCAGCGCCGACACCAGCGGACCGATGCTCTCCGGGCTAGCCAACGCGTTCCGAATCTCGGTGTTCTGGTAGCCGGCCATCTGCCCGAAGTGAGTGATGGTCAGGTCGCCGACGGCAGCGTTGCGGGCCTCGCGCTCCGCCTGGGCTTGTGCCCTGGCCCGAGCGACCGCACCGCCCCCGGCAAAGCCGGGGAGACCCTTCAGCTTGCCACTGTTGATCGCTTCCAACAGGGGCAGGAACCTCCGGGTCTGCTGGGCGTTCACCACGAACTCGGTGTTCGAGACCATGGCCCGAGCGCCGCTGGCGAACAGGGCGAGGATGCTGTCCGACGTGCCCGACCCGGGCCCACGCACCAGCCCCTCAGGGGCCACCTGGACGTTGCCGCCCTCCGCGTACCCACGCACCCGGCCGCCGGCCGCATTCCCGAAGAGCGGCGCGCCCGTCGGACCGCGGGCGATCAGCGTCCTGGTCTCGACGTAGTTGCGGCGGATCGTCGTCGACAACGTGATCGACTTGCCCTTGAGCGCATCGCGCGCCGCCTGCACCGCGCCGATACCCCGCAGCGCCGGGCCGGAGTTGGCCGTCACGCTGAAGCGGCCGTCTTTCAGGTGCTTGACCTTGTACCCGAGCGACTCCAAGACCTTGATTGCAGACCCGGTCAGGGCGCTGACTGTGACGCTCTTACCCTTGGTGGCCTTGAGCTTTCCGATCACCGCGTCGAGACCGGCGATGGCGTCGTCGGTCTGCATCTTGATCTTGGTGCTCTTGCCACTCGGGATCTGCATGATCTGATCCGCAAGCAGCTTCGCCTGGTCCTTGTTGAGCCCCATCGCATGAGCGTTCTTGAGGAACTCCGACCGACCCCGCGAGTAGATCGCGTTGACCTGCTCCCACGACTGGCCCGACTCCCGCGCGCTGGTGGCTGCGTCCTTGGTCTTGCTCGCCAGATCGTTGAGGGCGGTCGCCGCAGCCTGCGCCTTGGGCGAGTTGAGGTCCAGCTGACCATTGACCATGTGCAGACTGCCGGCGTTCTCCTTCGCTGCCTTGGCCGCCGCGTCGATGCTCGCTTCGAACCCGATCATGCCCCCGAGCGCCGAGCGGTTCGCGTCGTTGAGGGCCTCGATGCTCTGCCGCAACCCGTCGGCCGACTGCTTCTGCGCGTTCAACTTGGCCTGCACCGCGATCGCCTGATCACCGAACACACCCATCGCGTCTGCGGCCAACCGCTCCTCGAACGCCTGGTCCGCCAGCGACGACTTGTAGTCGTCCAACTGCTTACGCAGTTCCCCGCCGGTCATCCCCTTCTTGCGCATCGCCGCCGCCGCGCGGTCCAGAGCCGCCGCGGCCAGATCCGCCTTGCCGCCCCGGACCAGGTTGGCAAGCGCCTTGTCGATGCCGTCAACGGCCTCTTTCGCATCCGAGATCTTCGGCGCGTCGATCCCGGTGAGGTCGCCCAACCATTTCTTGATCTGCTGGTCGAGGTCCGGCCGCGCGAGGATGCGCAGCGAGTCGGCCAACCCGCCGAGGTCCTTACCGAACGCCTTGGACAGCTCGCCAGTCACCTGCCCGGTCTTGCCGAGCTTGCCGAGGCTCGTCGTGAGGCGGTCGACGTCCGGCGGTGTCGATCGGCCGGCCCGTGAAATCGCCGTCAGCGCGAGCACCACCGCGCCGAGCGCCGTACCCGCCACCGCCAACTTGGCCGTGCGGGACAGGGCCCCGAATCCAGCGGCCAGGGACGCCAGTCCGCCGGTGGCGCCGCCGGCCGCGGACCGAGCGGCGATGATCTGCGCGACGAACCCCGCGATCGCGCCGCGCCCGGCAGCCAGCCCGGCAGCCGCGAGCTTGACCGCCTTCAGAGCGAGGGCGAGTTGCAGCAGCCCGGCCAGGGCTCCCGATGGCACCGCGGTCACGATCTTCGCGAGGGCGTTGACGATCGACAGCATGCCCACGCCGGTATCCGACGCCGCCGCCACCAGATGGATCAGGGCCTTGCTCAAGTTCAGCAGGGTCTGCCCGACCTCGGGCCCCACCGACTTTGCGTACGCCAAAAATTCCTTGATCTGACCGCCACCCGCGCCGCCCTGCAGCACCCGCATGAAGTGCACCAGACCGTCCGTGCCCCGCTGAAGGGCCCCGTTCGCGAACGCCGTGAACGACCGGATGAACTGATCGAAACCGCCACTCGCGACGCCACCCGCAAGGACCGTCATCAGCCGATCCAACTGCGACGCCGCGCCCTGCACCATCGGCGTCAGCCGCGGCAGAACCACGCCCATCGTCGCCAACCCCTTGGTGAACACCGGCATCGTGTCGCCCGCGAGGTCGAGACTCCAGCTCTTGTACTCGTCCTTCAGGACGCTGAGCGCCGCCGCGGCCTTGCGGGTCTCCGGGTCCATGTCGGCCACCTGTGCCAGGTACGCCTGTTGGGCGGTCAGCGCCTGTTTCGACGCTGCCCCGTGCTGTCGGACCGCGTCGTTGTATTTGGTCTCCGCCTCCGACGCCTTCTTCACCTCGCCGATCTGGCCGGCGATGGCCACCCCGAACGCCGCGAGCGCGAACCCTGCAGCCCCCAGATTCGCGGCGATTGGCACCGCCGCCGCAGCGATTGGCAGCAGCGCAGGCGCGAGGCTGATCGCCGCCGCCCGCAACTGCCCCATCGAGTCCTTGGCACCGCTGGCCGCCCCGTGCACAGTGCCGACGCGGCCCTGAAGACCCCCGAGCGTGCCGCCGAGGTTCCGCATGCTCTGGCTGAGCTCGTCAGTGTCGCCGCGCAATGAGCGGGTGCGCTCTCCGAGCCCATCGAGTCGACCGTCCGCGGCCTGCGCCCGGGTGTCGAGGGTGCGGAGTCCGGTGTGGGCGCTGGTGGTGGACGTCCGCATGTCCTGTAGGGCCATGTCCACGGCTGCGGCCCGGCCGCGGAGCGTACGGAGTGACTGGCTTGCGTCCTTCGCTGCCGCGTCCAGCTCATGGAGTCCGGCCGCGGCAGCGAGGGAGTGCGCGGCGAGCGCATCGAGGGAATCCCCGGCCTCGTCCGCCTTTCCTCGCAGCCCGCGTAGGGATGCCTCAACTGCGGCCAGCCCGGTGGAAGAGTCGTCGGTGACCTTGACTCTGATCTCGATGTCATTGGCCATACGGGTCCCCTCCCTCCGGGCTGGTTGGTGGTGTTCCTAGGCGCTCGATGGCGAGCAGTTCGAGTAGCTCGGTGTCTTCTTCGAGCAGGGCACTCGGCAGGCAGTGGAACTGCCGGCAGAGGGTGAGGATCAGGCGGGCACGGCCGTAGGCAGCGGGTTCGCGGACAGGGGTTCCATCGGGATCGACGCCTCCGGGGACGGCCCGCCATCGGGCGAGGTCGCGTCCAAAGGGTCGGAAACCTTCCCGCCGAGCCGCTCGATCCAGTCGGTGGCCAGCGCCAGGGCGAGGCTCTCGTCCAGGGCAAAGAACTCGTCGTAGGTGGGCGGGGTCGGGGTGCCGTCCTCCTCCTCCAAGTTCCACGAGATCAGCGAGTCGGCGAACCGCTCCAGCTGCCGGACGATGCCGCTCTTGCTGGTGACCTCCGGGCCCTCGCTGTAGCCCATCAGCTCCAGGTAGTCAGCGAGGTTCATGCCGCGGGCGGTGGCCCGTACGTCGCCGTACTCGGCGTGGCCAGCGAGGGAGATCTCGATGCGGCGCGGCTGCTTGCGGTATCCCATGATCGGTCGGTCCTCTCAGGTCCAGGTCGGGACGGTGCCGTCAGCCAACACACCGGGAACCGCCGCGGTCAGTTCGCCGGAGTCCGACCGGGTCAGGGGGTAGTCCGTGAAAAGGACCTCGTTGGTGAGGGTCTGGCCCGACACGGCGAGGGTGGTGGTGCGCGCCACGCTGGTGCTGGGCACGGTCTTGAACACGTCGTGGGTCCGGTTGGCGGCGTCGTTGAAGACCGTGTTCAGGGTGATGCTGAAATCGGCGAGCAGGAGGAGCCTCTCCATCGCCGACTTGTCGATACCGGTGACGTCCTGTACCGCCCGCGGCGTCGCGAACTGCAAGTTGGTCACGTCGTTCTTGATGTCCCGGAGGGTGCCCGCCGCGTCATCGACGCTGCACGTGGTCCACCCGAGTCCGCTCTCCTTGGCCATTGATCAGCCCTCCTTTCGCTGGTCGGCGATGCGCTGCTGGTGCTCGCCGAAGTCCTCGACCCAGTCGGCGGCACGGGTGTGCTGCCGGGTCCTGCCGGTGGGGTTGCCGCGCCAGTCGCCGTCCCGCACTGCGTAGATCTCCGGGCGGGTCTGGTGCTCGGCGAAACAGCGCTGGCCAGCCTCGAAGCGGAAGACCGTCAGCCCGTCGCCGCGCTGCTGCTCCCGGAACGTCCGGCGGGACTGCCCCCGGATGTACGCCGCCTGCTGCTGGCCAAGCGGCGTCCGCTCGTCAATCACGGACTCCCAGCCGTGCCGCCACGCCGCACAGCCCACCTGCTCACAGGCGGCCCGGACCGCCGTGTCTCGGGGCACGGTGATGCTGTACGTCTGGTACGCCTGCACCGGCATCACCGGCTCGATGCGGTTCACCGATCGCAACATCAGAAGACCACCGCCACGTCGTTCCGGACCGCCGACACCGCGAACACCGCGTTGGTGAACGTGCCGGTAGTCACTGCTCTGAGGTACCGCTCGACGGTTTGGCCGCGCGCCGTCTCGATGCGCTGGCTCGTGACGCCCGTCGCCGCGGTGAACGCGCCACCAACCACGTCCGCCCACGGGTCGCCGACGCCGTTGTCACTGCTCTCCTGCAGCTTCACCGTGACGCTGGTGCCGGTGACCGCGAACACGTGCAGGTAGGCCTGCAGCCCGAACAGTGCCGCCCCGTTGAAGAGAGGCGGGGAGCCGGGGCCGAAGTCAACCGAGGCGCCGTTCGTGCCGACGGTGTCCGTTCGCTTTCCCGCGGTCAGGCTCTTGCCCCAGCCAAGGCCATAGCCGTTGGCCTGCGCCTCGACCGCGAACGTGAACTCGCCGCTGTCCGAGCGGGTCGCGTCATAGTTGGCCTGCTTGGCGACGATGTGCGCCGACGGCCCACCGAGCGCCGTCCCCCGGTAGTAGGACAGGATCACGTCCGACGTCGGCAGCGCCGAGAGCCGAAGGTGGGACCGGTCTGTACCGGGGTTGAAGAACGACGTGAACTGCAGCCGGCCGTCCCGCCGGCCGCCGATACGCTCCGGCGCACTCTTGTCGATGCCGGTGACCTCCATCGCGGCCGGCCCGCCCCCGATGTTGCTGAGGGAACCGATGTCGCCGGACAGGTCGTAGCCGCTGACGTACAGGTTGTCGCCGAGTCCGCTTTGCTTCCCCATCTATGCCTCCTCCCAGAGGTCGTTGACGACGCACGGCACGGTGATCGTCATCACCCGGTACAGGGCCCCGCCCTGCTGGATGTAGCCCGCCTGCACGTCCATCGGCTGGCCGTGCGCGCCGAGCAGGTCGACATGACGGAGTAGGCCGCCGAGTGTGAAATCGCCGCTGTACGCCGCGCACAGGGCGTCCACGGCCGTGAGCATGTCGGGATCGATGGCGTCGGCTGGCATCGCCTGCGCCGAGGTGTAGATCCGCACGTTGAAGACCAGCAGCGCCGACACCGAGGCGAGTCCAGACGAGCGGATCGTCTTGACCTGGTTGGCCCACACGGCGGCCGTCAGCCCGCGCCCGGGCGGGTTCTTCGGCTCGTGCCCGTTGACCTGCTCGAAGTAGCCGAGCGACATGGCGTGCGAGGTGAGGGCGTCGGTGAGGCCGGCGATGTCGAGGGCCATGTGTCACCCGCCCATCTCGGGCAGGTGACGCCGTACGGCGCGCTCGGCGATCTCGGGCCCACGGGCCTCGACGAGCTGCTTGGTCTGTCGCCAGTGCCCGTATCCGGCGAACCGGGTGGCGGGCGCGTTGCGGCTGCCGACGCCCTCCAACCAGGGCCCGTACACCACGCCCTGGTCGTGGACCAGGTCCACGTCCGCGCTGACCCGGGTGGTCATGATGTGAGACTCGTAGTAGCCGGAGGGGTGCCGGAAGTACTGGCCGGTGAGGGCGAGCACGTGCTCCTCGGCGAACTGGGACACGTCGTCCCGGGCGTCGTTCGCCGCGTCCTGGATCGCCCGCTCGGCCCGGCCGTCGAACAGCGGACCTTCACAGCGCACTTCCACGCCCATGCCGCTCACACCCCCCTCGTACGGGCCTTACGGCCGTGCTCGTCGTACGTGGCATCCCGCAGCGCCTGCAGCGCCCCGAGGTCCGGCTTGCCTTCCTTGCCGCTCTCCCCGGACCGCAGCACGCGGGCGCCGCCGGCTGACTCGAACGCGATGATCCACACCGCCTCGGCGATGGTCAGTTGCCGGACCAACGGCGGAGGGTCCCAGCGCAGGACACTGCCGCCCGCGGTGTGCGCGGCAGCCGTCGTCCCCACCACGCCGCGCTCAACCCGCAGGGCCCGCGGGGCGTAGATGACCGCGCCGCTGCTGTGCGGGGCATTGGGGCTACCGTCCCAGGCGCGGCGGACGATGAGGTTGTTCCCGGCGATCTCCTCGACGCGCATGCGCTCGGCGTCGATGAGGATCGTCTCGGTCTGGGCGAACTCGCTGCCGTCGGCGACCGGGACCATGACCGTCTTCATCTGCTGGTCGAGGTCGGCCGTGATGGTCTGGCCAGTGTCGGCCATGCTGCGGCCGGTGACGGTAAGGCGCTCGTCATCGAGCCGGAGGAGACTGCCGACGCCGAGCGCGGCGGATGCGGCGGCGTCCACGGTCAGCGTCGTCTCCGACGCGCCGAGCCCAGTGCGGGTGCCAACGGCAGTGCTGTCGTCGCGGTAGCCGAAGAGGCCGAAGCCAACGATGTCGCGCTGAGGAGTGGGGCCGCCACCGAAGGTCGAGTTGCTGCTGATGTTCAGCTCGATCCGGTTGTACGGCGGCCCGTACTGGTTCGGTTCGAGGAGGACGTCTGCCGTGTCGATGGCACGGCCACCGGACGTGAGGGAATCCAGCGAGATCAGCTCGTTGGCGTCGAGCCACAGCCGCCACGGCCGCGGGCCCGGCGCTGCCGGCCAGTCCCACGAGCGGGTGGCCTGCTGCGGGTAAAAGGTCCGGTGGCACAAGCCATCGACGGAGCGCGAGGCCGCACTGATGGCACGGTCGACCTGCGCGTTGTTGCGCGCGGTCTCCTTCGCGTCGAGGGCCTGTTTGACGTCCTCGCGGGTGGCGTACCAGATGCCCATGTCTCTCAGACCCCCTCTCTCTGCTGGTTGGGAGTGTTCGGCCGGGACGGCGTATCCGTTGGCTGGCTGCTGTCAGTCGGACCTGCCGCTGCCTTTTGCGTCACTGGCCGACCTTCCGGCCGCCTGGCCGCCATCCGTCGAATCGGCAGAAGAGCTGCCCGTCTGGCCCTTCTTCGAGCGGCTCGCCGTCGTTCGGGCAGGCGACCGGCGGTTCGTCGAACTGTCGCCGTCGCTCTTCTGCGGCGTCTCGGTAGACGTAGAGGAGCTGCTCCCAGGAGATGACTCCTCACTCCCCTCGGTGTCGATGGACGGCCCGCCGTGAACGGTGATCTTCGGCATGTGCTCTCCTTCCTCGACGCGCTCGGTGCTCCCGCACTGCGGACAGCGGGGCGCGCCGACGGCGTAGCGTGCGGTGCAGTCCTTGCAGACCCAGACCACGTCAGACTCCGAGCGCGGGCAGGTTGGCCGGGGCCCGGCCCGCGGTGAGGTCCCGGGTGACGGCGTTCACAGTGCCCGCGCCGGTGGACGTGAGCTTCACGTACCGGTATCCATCGCTGAGGCTGGTGCCCTCGACCTCGACGACCGCCGCGTTCTGTACGGCGGACGCGGCAGTGACGACGGTGGCCGCTGCTGCCTGCGTGCGCCGGGTCCAGGTGTCCGAGCCGTTGCCGGTGCTCGTGTGGTACTCGGCGATGCAGGCGAGGTTCTGCGCGCCGGTGCCGGATGCGTCCTTGGCTTCCTGCAGGGTGTACGTGTCGCCGACGCCGCCGGCGAGGTAGCAGAGGAAGCTGATGCCCGCGGCCTGGCGCAGGCTGACCCACGCTCCGTCAGCGGCGGGAACGGTGTTGAAGAGCCTTCCGAGGGCCTTCTGTGACATGCGGTTCTCCTGTCTGGTTGCCGCCCCGGGGCGACACTGCCGGGTGGTTGGTGGCCGGCGGCGGGGTGCGAATGCCGCCGCCGACCTGGGAGTTACGCGGCCAGTTCGACGAACGGGGACAGCGTGTTGCTGCTGCCGTTCTGCGGGGTGATGGCGGACTGGAGCCAGGGGCGGCCGTCGACCCTTTGGATGATCCTGAAAGTCGTCTTGTCGGAGCCGAAGTTGTAGTCGGTGCTGCTGTCGGCGCTCATGGTCTGGCGGTCGCCGACGAGGTAGTACGAGAGGTCGGTGAAGGCCAGATCACCGCGGGCACCGAGGGTGCCGCCCTTCTCGGTGATGATGAGCGGCCGACCGAAGATCGTCATGGGCGCGGGCCCGGCGGCGTTGACCACGAACACCGAGTTGCCGCCGGTGCCGACGGTCAGCGACATGGTGAGCAGCTGCGGGAGAGCGTCCGGGGAGCAGGTCCACACGGCGCGCGAAAGGCTGCTCGGCAGCATCCGCGCGTACATACCCACGATGTCCTCAAACTTGATCTTGTTGGCGGTGGTGCGAGTCACCGCGACCGCGGCCGGGTTGCCCGCGCCACGGAACCCGAGCGGCTCGCCGACGCCCGAGCCACCGATGAACTTGGCGTCCTCCTCGAACGCGAGGGCCTGCGGCCAAAGTCGCTCCAGCAGCGCGGCGAAGCTGGTGATGGAGTCCTGGAGCAGCTCATTCGGCACGGCCGAGAGGCCCGTCAGCTTCTTCGCGTCCAGGGTGATGCGGCCGAACTTCGGGTTGGCGTCCTGGAGGGCGGCGCCCTCCTCGCCCCAGTAGGCGACCATCCCGCCGAACACGGAGCCGGCGTTGGTGGTGCTGTCGATCATCGGGAAGGGGACGCGCGGCGACTCCATCGGCACGACGGTCGCCAGCGGCCGGACTACCGACTGTTCGAGGGCGATCTCCATCAGCTGGGAACGCAGCGTCTCCGGGACCAGGAACCCGCCGTCCGCAGGGGACACGCTGCCCGCGGCGTTGCGGAGCGCGGCGAGCTTCTCGCCGATGTCGTTGCTCGTGTTCTTGTGCCAGATCGTCCGTACGTAGTCGATGCCGTTGGTGAAGTGCTGGTCCACGGCCGCGCCCGGGGCGGACGGGTTGTGGGCGGTGCCCTGCCGGTGGGAGGTCAGCATGTTCGCGGACTTGCCCGCGCGCTTGTTCTGCGGGTCGAGGTCGAGGCGCTTGACGTCGTTCTTGCCCGGGGTCATGCCGTTGTCGCGCAGCATCTGCGCGAACACCTTCTGCGTCTCCTCGGCCACCAGCCGGTTCAGCTCGGTGCCCTCACTCTGCTGGTTCGTGGCGTAGGCGTTGATGAACTCGGCGAGGGACTCCCGGTTCTCCATCACCTGCTTCAGCTTGGCCGGGTCGGCGAGCATCTCCGCCAGCTCCGTGGCGTTGCGCGGGACGGTCGTTGTGGGTGCCACTGGTTGCCTCCTCAGGCGTCCGCCGCGCTGGACGACGCGGGATCGGTGGTCAGGTTGGAGACGAGCGCTGACCAGTCGTCCGCGTCGTCGGGTATCAGGCGGGCGGTCATCGCCGCCCAGTCGTCGTCACCGGTGGGGTCGTCGGCGGGGGTGTCCTCGCTGCGGGACACGTCCTGGACGGTGTCCTCGCTGGTCGGAGGCTTGGTGTCCTGGGCGGTGGCCGTGTCCGGGACAGTGGCGTCCGGTTGTCCCGCGGGTGTCCCGTCGGCGGCGGACGCGGTCAACTCGGTGTCGGCCCGGTCCTCGGCGTTGCCGTCGGAGAGGTGGGCTTCCAGGTGCGCCCGGACGCCCGCGCGCTCCCCGTCGGGGACGTCCGCGGAGTCGAGCCGGGCGAGACCGTTGCGGCATGCCGCGAGGTTCGCCGCCCCGCCCTTCTCCCGGTGGTGCGGGAACTTGTAGGTGGCCTTGGCGTCCGGGTCGCCGTCGGGGTCTCGCCACGCGTGGGTGGCCTTCAGCACTGTGCCGTCGTTGGGCATCTTGGCGACCGCCGCCGGGCCGTCCCAAGAGCTGTCCTCGGTGGCCGTGTGGTGCACGCTGCTCGCCGTGTCGACCGGCGCAGGGACGGCCGGGTCCGGAGCCTGCGAGCGGCCGGCGTAGCGGAACAGGGACAGGTCCCAACTGTTGGCCAGCGCCGGTTCGGGCTGGTCCGGTTCAGCGTCGGGACGCTGCCGGGTCTCGGCCACCTCATCGGCCAGGCCGGCGGCTACCGCCTCGGCCGCCGTGTACCAGGTCTCTGCGCGCATCCGCTCGCGCCACTCCTCGGGCGTGCCGCCGGCTCGCTCGGCGTAGATGCCCGCGATGTTGTCGCTCTGTCGGTCGAGGAGGTCGGCGGTCTCGCGCATGTCGGACGCATTGCCGATGGCGAGCCCGGAACCGTCGTGGATCATCATCTGTGAGTGCGGCTGCATGATGACCCGGTCACCAGCGAGGGCGATGACGGAAGCGATGGATGCGGCCAGGGAATCCACGTAGGTCGTGACGTATGCTCGGTGGCTGCGAAGCAGGTTGTGGATGGCGATGCCGTCGAAGATCTCGCCCCCGGGGCTGTTCACGCGGAGGGTGATGGCCGAGACGTCGAGGTCGCGGAGTTCGGACATGAAGTCCTCGGCGGTGACCCCGAAATAACCGATCTCGTCGTAGATGACGACCTCGGCAGCGGACTGCCCGAGGTTGGTGATGCGGTACCAGTCGGTGCGGCCCTGACGCAGCGACGCGACGGGACGAGTTGACCTCATCTTGCCGTGCATCAGGGCCTCCCCAACCGCTCAACCACAACGATGACAACGTTGTCAGAACTCATTGTGCACCATCCCACCGGATAGCAACGGTGCCCCTGCACCGCACACCCCCCAGACACTCCCGGTACCCGCCCGTCCCGTACGCCGCCTGAGCCTCCGCCAGACCGCTGAACACCCGCCCGTCCACGGCCGAGCACGGCGCGCACCGATTGGCGTCCAGCCGCTCCGCCGCAACCAGCGATGCCCCTGGCACGGCCTCCAGCGCCAGCGCACACACCGCCAACCGCGCCCCGTTCAGGGCCCGGTGGAGCGCGCCGCCGAGCGCATCCCGCAACGGACGATCCGACAGCGCCACCAGGAACGCGCGCACCTGCTCGGCCACCTCCGCCGCCACCGCGCCCGGCACCATCAGCCGCAGCGCCTCACGGCCGGCCGCCGCCGCCAGCCCCGCCGCGAGCAGCGCGGCCACCGCCCCGGCCACTGCGCCGAGTTGCTCCTCGGGCGCCTCCGGCTCCTCGACGGTGGCACCGTGCGCGGACGCCTCCGCCACGACCTGCCCGGCCGCCGTCCCCCACAGGGCGGCCATGGCCGCGGTGAGCGCCGCGGCGCCCGCCTCGCTGCTGGCCGTGAGCGCGCTGAGCGCTTCGGTGTCGCCGTCCTCGACCGCGGCGCGCACCTGCTCGATCAGGGCGTCGCGCTGGTCGGCGCTGATGTCCTGCCAGTCGTCGAGCAGTTGGTCGAGGGCGTCGTCCAGGGCGGCCCGTGCGGCGTCGAGGCCGTCGTCATCCTCGGCCTGGTCCTGCGCGCGGAGTGCGGGCCGGTGTGGGGCGCGGGCCCGGGCGAGGTCGAACACGGACAGACTGTTCCGGGCAGCCGGCGGTGCCGGTGCCGGCTCCGGGGCCGCGGGGGCCGGCGGCGGGGGCACCTCGATGCCGAGCAGCGGCAGGATGGTCCCGGCCAACGCCGCCGGCGCGGCCGTCACCAGCTTGATCAGCAGCTCCTTATCCGGGTCCGCGTCCGGTCGACCGAACGCGAACTCAGGCAGGCCCACCGCGGCGAGCACTTCCGGCCCGTACCCGCCCGCCTCGATCAAGTTGCGTGCGGCCTCGGCCTTCGACGTGAGTTCCTTCGCCTCCAGCTCACGGTCCGCCGGCACCGGGTTGACGTAGTCGAACTCCAGGCCCCTGGCCGTCGGCCCGAACAGCGGCAGCAGGTCGTGGTTGAGCGCGGCCTTGATCCGGTCGAGGCGAGGCACCACCAGGTACCGGGCGAACATGACCTCGCCGGCCTCGGCGTTCGCCCGGTTGACGTCATCGACGGTGCCGAGCATCCCCTTGGGCATGCCGAACGCCTCGCGGATGACCTCCCGGCCGACGTTCCGCAGCTCGGCGAACTGCATGTCCCGCATCGTGTACTTGCGGTCGACCCACTTCATGCCGCCTTCGAGGAGGCCCACGCGGTGCGCGTTCGCGGTGCCCTTGTGCTGCTCCCCCCACCGCGCGGTGAACTCGTCGAACTCGGCGTCGGACAGGCGCTTCTCGACCTCGACGATTCCGCCGGGCTCGGCCGAGTTGAGGAAGAAGTTCCTGTTCCACTCGGCCGAATAGCGGGTCGCGTCCAGGTCGGCGAGCATGCTTTGCACCGGCCCCATCCCGCGGTACGGATCCAGCGGGTTCGGGGTGCGCAACTGCACCACCTCATCCCGGCCCAGCTGCACCCGCTCGCCCGATGGGCCCAGGTACAGGTATCCGGTGAGGAACTCCACGGGGTCCGGGATCGGCTCCATCCGGTCCGGGCGCACCGGCCACAGCTCCAGCGGGATGGAGAACCGCGGGTCCCGGGCGATGACCCACCAGCCCTCGCCGGTGAGGTCGAGGTGCTGCTCGAAGGTCTCCACGAACTCATGCCGCGGCATGTACGGATTGGGCTTGTTCCACAGGTCCAACGCGGCGTGAGAGGTGACCTCAGTCCGCTCGTCCGGGTTGCCGTTCTTGGCCGTACGCCACAGCTTCCACTCGACCTCGGCAACCGCGGTCGAGGTGCGCTGGACAATGGCGAACAGAGTGCCCACCGCGCCCATGGCAGCCATCTGCTGCTCAGCGTCGCGGCGGCGCATGAACGGGACGGTTCTGGTACCGCGGGAGACGAACGGCACCGGAGGCCCGCCTGCCGCCTTGTTGAGCAGTGCGCCGAGGGGAGACCTCATCGTGTCCTCCCAGAGTCGTCAGCGGTCAGGTACTCCAGCGCAAAGCAGCTCAGGCCACCGACGGCGAGGCCGAGCGGCAGGGCCACCGTCCAGGCGGCGGCGGTGAGGCCGCCGAACCCTGCGAGGGTCAGCAGCGTGCTGCGTGCACGTCCCCAGAGGGGGCCGAGTTTTCTGATCGGGCTCATCGCACCCACCTCATTCGGGGTCGTCCGCCGAGGTCGAGTTCGGCGGCCATGTAGCGCATGGCGTCCATGCCGTGATCGTCGACCTTGAGCGGCTGCTCTTTCGGCTGTTTGCCGGGCTGCTGGTCCCACACATAGCCGCCCAACTCCTCCTCTGTGGAGGTCGGCTTCTTGGCGTCGGCCAGGGCGGCGTCCCGTTCGACCACGGCGTCCCGCAGTATGAAGAGCCTCGGCCGGCCGTCGCCGGCCTCCTTGAACCGTGCCTGCACCGCCTGGATGCCGTCTGACACCGTCTTCTTGGCCGCGCTGGTGCCCATGTCGAGGTGCCTTTCGAGGGTGGCGCGGTCCTCGGCGTCGTGGTCGCAGATGACGGCCCGCGGCTTGGGCTCGGCCCACACCAGGTGGCAGTCCTCGCAGATGTGGCAGTCGTGCGCGCGGGCCCGGGAGCCGCAGCAGGTGGCGCAGCGGCGGACCAAGCGCAGCGCGTGGCGGGCGTGGTCCTCGACCAGGCGGCGGGAGCGGTAGATCTCGCGGTAGAGGTACAGGCGGCCGTCCGGGTCCTCGGCCCACCACTGCATGACGAAGGGGTTGGTGAACCCGAAGTCGACTGTGATCCATCGGGTCCAGTCTTCGGGTATCTCGAACCGGTCGACCAGGTGGACGCGCGGGTCGTACTCCTCGTACACCAGGCCCTCGGCGGCGACCCATAGGCCGCGGCGTAGGCGTAGGTGTCGGACGCCGGTGAGTTTGTCCAGCTTGCCGATGTAGTCCTGTCCCCGCTCGGTCAGGACACCGTCCTGGAACAACACGGGGTTGTCCTCATGGCGGCAGTCGAGGAGGACAGTGTCCCCGCGGTCTGCGCGCTGCTTGAGCCAGTGGGTGGGGACGCTCGGGTTGGTGTCGGCCATGAGCTGCTGAAAGCTGATTCGCCCGTTGCGGAGGCGGGTGGTGATGGCCTCCCAGTCGTCCTCGGTCAGTTCGATCGCCTCTTGCACATAGGCGATGTCGTACTCGGAAGACATGATTCGGGTGCTCTTGTCCATGCCACCCACGGTGATGACGCTGCCGTTGGTGTAGCGGTACTGCGGGGACTCCTGCGCGCTGCCGCCGTACCAGCGCACCAGGCCAGCGTCGATAGCTTCTTTGGCGACCCACTCCCGCCACGTCACCAGGGCCGTACTGCCGAGGCTGGCGAGGGTCTTGCGGATGATGATCCCCCTCATACCGGGGTTGGCCAGCGCGAGCAGGTGCAATTTCTCCAGGCACGCCCGGGACTTGCCGGTGCCGGCCGGACCGGACATGAGCACCTCGGGCGCCCGGCAGTGCATCACGTCGAGGGCGCTGCCGTGGGGCGCGTAGACGTGCTCCAACGTCGCGGTGGTCACCAGCGCTCCAGCCGTCGGCCAGCACGGATCTCCCGCGCAAGAGCGTCCCAGAGCCAGGGCGCGCCGAGCCGGGCCTCGCGGGCGAGGATGCGTGAGAGAGCCTCGCGGTTGCCGTAGATGCTCAGGGCCTCGGCGATCGCGGCGTCGATGAGTTCGTCGGCGCGTTCGTCGGTCATGTAGAGGTGGTTGTGCACCATCTCGCGGTGCAGTTCCTCGCGGGCGCTCACCGGAGCTGCTCCATGTCGACACCAACGATCTCGTACCGGACGCCGCCGCTGACCTCGGTCTTTGTGGCGGCATCGAGGCCGCGCAGCTTGCGGTACGACTCGCGAATCTTCAGAGCGGTGTTGAGCGCGGCAAGCCTCGGCCCGTCGTCGGGGAGCGGCACTTCCGTGCCGGTGTCGGGGTCCCGCATGGTGATGATGCGGCCCTGGTTCACGGTGACGTGGTTCCGGCCGAGGATCTCCATCGCCTCGACGTACAGGGCGTCCAGCTCGGCCGCCTCCGTCTCGATGAGGCGCTCGACCGGCTCGCGGGCCACGTCTTGGATGGCGCGCCGGACGCCGCGCCATGCGTCGCCCTTGTCTGCGTAGCCGAGGCGCTCGGCGATCTCCCGGTAGGGCACGGCGGGGCGCTCGTTGCGGAGGTCTGCCGCGGCGGCGTCTCGTGCGGCGCTGGCCGGTGTGCGGACGAACTTGCCGGTGGTGTCGCGTGCGCGGTCGTCGTCCGCCGGTGGGGTGGGTTGGTTCATGGGTGACCTCCCTGGCGGACCGGTGGTGGTGCTCTGACAACGTTGTCAGTGTATCGGCGGCCGCGGTCGAGCCACGTGGGCTGTGCACGGGGCCGGGCGCGCAACCGCCCCGCTCCCGGGCGCTGTTCCGGGGCGGGGCGGGCGGGGTCCGAGGAGCGCCAGCAGCTCGGATAGTTGTCGCTTCTACGGTACGCGGGTGGCCGTTCGGCATCGGTGGCCCTGCACGCGGTCGGGCGCGGCGGGTCAGTGCGCGAGCGTGTAGCGGACCAGCCCGCCCATGGGGTGTGGGCTCTGGAGGATGATGACGCCGTCGCGCACGTCGACTGAGCATCCGGCGTACAGCGCATCGCTCATGTCGAGGCGCAGGTGTTCGCCTGTGGACGGGCGCGGGTACTCCCACGTCCTCCCATCGTCGTCACTGGTCTCCTTGCGGTACGTCGCGGTGATGTCGACGTCGGCGACGGGGCTGCTGTCGTAGATGCGGAACCACTCGGCAGGGCGGGACATCGAAGGTGTCCTTTCGTTGGTAGACGCCCCCGGGAGACGGGGGTAGATGGCCGGTAGGCGGCGGGAGATGGGGCGGTAGACGTGCAGGTCAGGCGGCGGTAGACGCCTCGGGAGACGGGTTCGGGGCCTCCGCCGGGGAAGGGGCCAGGAGATCCGCTTTCAGGACCCCGCGGGTGGGCACCTTGTTGAGCTTCAGGAGGGGTTCTACGGGGATGCCCAAGGCCTCCAGACGGAGGCGCAGATCGGTCACCGTCCAGCCCACTCCCTGCCCCTCTTTCTGGAGGTGGGCGAGGACGGTCTTCAGGTGCACCCCGCGGGCATCGCCCATGAGGTCGAGGAGGAGGGTGCGCACGGCCTCGGCGGACTGCTCCCCCGGGGGCTCGGCGGGGGCGTCGTCAGCGTCCTCGGTGGCGGCCTCCGGGGCGTGGTCGCGCCCGGCCCGGTAGGCGGCCCACAGCCACCCAGCGGTGATCACCCACAGCAGGCCGGGCGCGGCCCGGATGGTGCGCACCGCGATCCAGCCGAGGCCCACCACGACGCCGAGCCGGACCCACGAACCGCGGCTGGTCGGTGCTGCCTTGATCCAGGCAGTGATCCGATTCGCTCGACGGCGGGCAACCTCGATCGAGCCGTACCAGAGCCGATCGGCCACGCGGTGGAGGCGGTTCACAGGATGCCCGCCCCTTCGAGGATGGCGCGGCCCTGCTGCCCGGCCGCGTTGATCGCGTCGGGTAGGAATCCGAGCAGGTTGGCCGCGCCAGCCGTGAGGCAGAGCGTCGAACCGACGAACGCCCCGCCGAACATGCGCTTCTTGTCGTGCTTGCCTGCCGACTTCCAGGCGATGACAACGCCCACGGTCATGAGCAGAACCACCGCGCCGCCTTCTGGGGCGAGGTGGCCGAGGTCGCCGCGTGCGAGCGCGCCCCCGCCCTTGGCACCGGTGACGCCGCCAAGCACTTTGTCGCCCGTCCCGTTGCCTACGCCGGCGGAGCATCCGGCGAGCCAGCCGAGCAGTCCGCCAGCGCAGATGGTGGATACCGCCCCGAGGCTGAATCCCTGTCCGAACGGGATGAGCTTCTTGAGGTCGTGACCGGCCTTCCACCAGGGCCACAAATTGGCATAGGCGACGGCGAGGGACAGGGCGAGGCCACCGAGGGAGAGGGAGGTGGAGGTGGTCACGGGCGGACTCCAGTGAGAAGGGTGACGGGGTCGAACCAGCCAATGGCGCCGGTGCCCCCGACCAGGGCGACGATCAGGGCGCCGCGGGTCCACCAGCGGGGGCGGCGGTCGTTGGCGAAGAACGCATCGGCATAGAAGGTGAGGCCGAGGGCGGCGCCAGCGATGAGGTAGGCCGGAAGGATGCCGGCTTCGGTGCGGGCGTCGTGCATCGCCGTGGACCAGGCGCCGACCATGCTCCGCCCGCCGAACCATGGACCGAGTACCACCACGGCGGACACGACCGAGGCCCACGGCCGGATGCGGCGGGTGAGCCAGGACCAGTCCCTGCCCTCCGGCTCGGGCTCCGGGGCGGGGGCTGGCGGCCCGAGCGTGACGTAGACCTCGATCGGGCCGGGTGGGGGTGCCGTGGCCCAGGGCGGTGGCGGGGGCGCCTGAGGCGGGATGACCGGCGGGGGCGGTGGGGCGACCGGGCGCCACGGTGGCGGGTCGAAGGTTCCGTACGGCACGGGCGGCCCGGGCGGCGGTGCGGTGGGCAGCGGCTGGCCGGAGGGGATGACGCGGGTGATGCGTGCGGGCTCGGGCATGACGGGTCCTCAGTGGAGGAGGGCTACGGCGTACGCCGCGGCGAGGGTGAGGTAGAGGGCAAGCCGGTAGCGGCGGCGCAGCCGGGCGGAGGGCTCGCAGCCGGCGCACCGGGTGAGGGCGAGGGCGGAGAACATCGCGGCGAGGAGCCACCAGAGCGTCATGAGGCTTTCGGCTTGTGCCGGTTGAAGAGCCGCACGACGGAGTCCTTGTTGACGTTCGGTCCGTGCACCTTCCGCGCGTAGTCCAGGGCGGCAGCCTTGTCCTGGGCGCCGGCGGCGATGGCTGTCCGGACGGTGTCCGTGAGGGACTGTCCGGCCGGGGCGATCGGGTGAAGGTTGCCGCCTGAGCTGCTGTCCTGCGTGTCCTGGACGGGCGGGACAGGCGCGGGGTTCTGGGCGGGCGGCGACGGCGCGGCGACGGGCGGTAGGACATCGTCCTGCTGCACGGGCGAGGCCGGGACGGCGTGCGAGACAGGGACTGTCCCGCCGTCCTGCTCTGTCCGGGACAGCGGGACAGGGAGCGCGGCGGGGGTGAGGCCGGAGGAGGCTACGAGCGCGTTGTACTTGCCCTGCATCCGCAGCAGTTCACGTTCCTGCCCCGCGAGAGCGAGCTGTGCGCCGTTCCGGCCACGCCTCACCCGCAGCCACGCCTGCGTGCGCTCGGGGAGCGGCACTGCGGTGTGTCGTAGGACCAGCGTCCACATGCCCTTTGCGATGAGGGAGATGACCGCGCCAGCCAGACCGACCCACCGGCCAGCGCCTGGGGTGGTCGCGCCGTGTACGTAGATCACCACCATGGCGATAGCCAGGGCGACGTAGCCGACGCGGCGCGGCACCTTGGCCCGGTCGGGGTCATAGCGCGCGAGCCACTCCAGCGCCTGGCACGCCATCCATGCCGCGTCGAAAGGCAGCGCGGCAGGGTAGGCCACCCACGCAGGCGCGGCCCGGTGGAGGAGCGCCCCGGCGGACACGGTGGACCAGACGACCGACACCCCGTTGAGGACGATCGCGCCGCCCGTCACCGCGTTGAGAACGATGTAGTCCCAGTCGCGCGGGGGGATGGGGATGCGGACGGTGTACTCGTCGGGAATGAGTTCGGTCTGACCGTTCTCGGTGTGGGGCACCTCGCAGGTGCGGGTCTCTTCGCGGTACTTCACGGGTGCTCCCGATCGTTGGTGCGGGCCCGCCGCGCGGGGGCGGCGGGCCGGAGGGTTATCGGGTGGGGGCCTGCTCGTTGCCGTGCGCGCGGGCGGAGGCGAGCAGGTCGCGGGCGGCGCCGCGGGCCTCGGGGCCCGTCACCGGGTCGGTCGAGGCAGCCCGGTCGGCGGCGCACCGTGCGACGGTGGCCGGCTCGGCGATGATCCGGTTCGGGCGCAGCTTGGCGGTGCTCATCGACGCCTCGCTTTCGCGGCCTGCCTCAGGCGCTCGGCGTAGGCGGCGCGGGTGTCGCCGTTGATGCGCAGGTGGTTGAAGACGTGGTGGAGGGCCTTGGTGTCCGCGGCCATCTCGGGCGTGGGTTCGCCGTACGTCTGGTAGGCGTTCCACACGGCCAGTTGTGCGATGAAGGCGAGGCGAGCGGGGGTGAGGATGGCTCGCGGGTAGACGCCGGGGAGCCGGTCGGCGGTGTCGGTGAGCAGCTCGTGGAGCCGCGGGCGGCGGGCGGTCATCGCGCGGCGCCGGTGAGGGCGGGCGCGGTGGCGGCGGCGCGCATGGCGGCGGACAGCTGGGCGCGGGTGGTGCTGGCGGGGAGCGGGCCGAGGGCGGCGAGGGCGGCGTCCACGGTGGTGGCGGCGGCCTGCTCGACCTCGGCGAGCTGGCGGGCGGCGAGGCTGGCGGTACGCACGGCAGCGTCAGCGCGGGTGGCCGCGGCGTCGAGGGTGGTGGGGGTGACTCCGTCGCGCCGGGCGGTGTGCACGATGAAGGCGGCGGTGCGGGCGGCGCGGGCGGCGGTGCGGGCCTGTTCGCGGGCGGGGGCGGTGAAGCGGCGGGCGGTGAGGGTGAGGAGTCCCTCGGCGAACCGGGGGCCGATGACGGCGTCGGGCTGCATGTGGGGGTTGGCGTCGATGACGGCGGCGGCGGTGGTGAGGAGAGCGGCGAGCGGGGCGGTGGTGGCCGGGTGGCCGTGGGTACGATCCATGGCGGATCCACTCCCTGTGACGTGTGGGTGGGTCTGGCCCCGGCCCATTTGGCGTGTGCAGCGCCGGGCCGGGGCCGTTGTGCATCAGCAGCGCAGCTGCTTGCCTATGACTGTAGGGGTCCCCTACGCTCAGGGCAAGCGGCCCGCCGGGAGAAAGGGCCGGGATGAGCGAAGAGGAGGTGCGTCGCGTGTCGGACGCCCTTGATGCGGTCGAACAGATCGCGGACCGGGAGGAGCGGGTCAAGGCTCAGAGTCGGATCATGGCCGAGCAGATCCGCCGCAACAAGTCGTGGTCAGCCGACCGCACTGCCTTGATCCGTGAACTGTGGGACGACGGCGACGGGCTGTCGTACCGGCAGATCGCGGACCGTCTTCAGATCAAGCTCAGCACGGTGCAGGACGTGTTCCGCGGCTACAAGGGGTCGGGGACCGCACGGCCGAAGAAGACAGCGGAGCCGTCCGAGTAAGCGCGTACACGTCGGAGGCCCCGCCCGGGATCGGGTGGGGCCTCCGTCATGTGGTTGCGGTCGGGGTGCGGGGCGCAGCTGGTGGCGGCAGGGTGGGGGTATGCCGCCCGAGCGTCCCCCCGTGGTCGTGCATCCGCCGTCGCCTTCCGGCGGCCGGCGAGTCACGGTGCGCGGGCAGATCGCCGGCTTGGCGTACGGCATCGCGGACCTGCTGGAGTTTCTGCGCCGGGCCGGGCTGGATCCGGACGAGGTACGGCTCGACGACCGGGGCCTGATCGAATGGCGAGGCGCCGGCCCGGACGTATGGGTGTGACACCCTGATCACGTGAGCGCGTCAACCTGCCGCAATAGCTCTACCGGGTCGACGTAGGGAGGCGGGGGGAAGTGGTGCTTCTGCGGGCACATGAGCATGCCCGGTGAGCCCAGAGTGCCGTAGACGGTGAGTCTGGTGGCGGCGCGGCAATGAGGGCACCGAATGCGGAGCGGCCGGCCATCGGGCCCGTCGGCGGTGATGGGGCCGTGAATGGTCACATCGACAGGGTGAGTCATGGTCATCGCGTCTCGCCGCGCTCGCGAAGAACCCGGTACACGTACGACTCGGAAACCCCCAGCACCTGGGCGATCGAGCCGGGGTGCATTCCCTCGCCGGCGTGCTTGGTGATGAGGGCGGGCACGTCGATGCGCTCAGAGATCCGGCGTACGAGGCCGGCGCGCACGATGTCGAGACCGGCGGCGATGGAGGCGGCGACCTCGTCGCGCTTGTAGAGCAGGGGGTACAGGAAGTCGTCGTCCCAAGTGAGGATGCTGATGTCGAATCGCGATGATTCCTGGCCGGTGGTCAAGTCGCCTCCTGAGGCTGATCCAGCACTACTCGTGTACCAAGTACAGTACTGAGTACTGAACCTGGTTCACAGGAGATTTCCGGCCAGACCGAGACCGGTGCTCCAGGCGCGTTGCCACCGGATCAGTAGTCGCCGCCTTTGCGCAGCTCCTGCAGCACCCGCCCGCGATACGTCGGGCAGTACGCCTCCACAGCCATCGCGAGCACCTCATTAGCGTCCGACTTCTCTGTACCCCAGTCCACGCCGATGGGGTACAGCCGGCCTTGGGTGGGATCGAAGAGGTAGTCGACGCTGTGGCCGTCCTTCAGGGCCGCGCACCACTTCGGCGGGTACGCAAGAAGTTCCTTCTGGGTCGGCCCGCTGTCGTCCCAACTGTGGACGGGGTGGTCGACGATCGCACCGAGGAACTTGTCCGATGGGGGCGTAGTCGGCTTGGCCTTGGGCTTGTCCTGGTTGCCGCCGCAGGCGGTCAGTAGCAGGGCGGCGGTGAGGATGCCGACGGCGGCGGTGCTGTGGCGCATGTGATCCCCCCACGGGTGGTTGAGGGGGCAATCATGCGGCGGCCGGGTGGCGGGGTGGGGGACTTGTGATGGAACGGTGACGCGGTTCGGGCGGCGTCGCGCCACACCAGTCCCATCAGCATCAAAATCGTGCATCTTGCCTCTCGCGCGCCGCGATCTGCCTAAGGCTGTGTAGGGCTCGACCGGGCCGACGACCGCTTGGGAGACGCATGCCTAACCGTGACGATGAGCAGCAGCGGGAGCATTACGAGGAATGCCCCGTCTCAATCTTCAAGAGTGGGGAGTGTCGGTGCGGGGCGATCGACTTTGAAGATGAGGCGTATCGCGCCGAGCCAGACGACATGTTCGCGCGGGAGTGGGGCTGTTTCTGACCGACTAGGCCCGGCCGCGCAGCGAAACGGCCCCGCCGTGTGCGGCGGGGCCGGTCGACAGGTGGGGCTGCGGGTCAGAAGCCTCCGCCGGGGAACGTCGGCGTGCGGCGGGCAGGCGCGGCGAGGATGCGCTCGGCAAGGCGCAGCGACTCATAGTCGGTGGCTGCACCAGGGTTAAAGTCCGCGGCGCCCGTGTGGGCGAGGTGCGCACGGGCGTTGAGCACCTCGATCAGGGCGAGGGCGATCTCCGGTGTCAGGAGGGCGGCGAGCGCGGCGGGGTCGTTGGCGCGTACCGCATCATGCAGCTTGTCTGCGGCGGCATTGAGGGTGGCGGCGGGGCTGGGCATGACGTTCTTCTCCCTGGTCGGGTTGTGCCGGGTTAGGCGGCGAGCAGCATGCGGGCGGCGAGCTGGTGGTAGCAGCGGCCGGCCTTGAGGCCGGCCGGGCAGGTGCACGCGGTGGGGGCGGTGCGGTAGGTCTCGGTGCCGTCGGTGGACACGGTGATGAAGGCCACGGAGCGGAGGGGGATGATCGCGCCGTCGGCGATCAACTCGTGGGCGGACGCGATCTGGTGGGGCTTGTAGTCGGTGGTGTCGACGGCAGCAGCACGGATGCGGCGGGCGCAGGTGGGGCCGTAGCCGTTGGCGATGGAGCGGGGGGAGGTGAGGGGGCGGTGACAGCGGAGGCAAGTGCCGGTCTGCTGGGTGTGGTTCATCGGGCGCCCCTTCGGTGATTAACCTTGTGGGTACACAGTAACGGTAACCGTGTACCCACACAAGAGGTGCGGCGAAAGGACCTCCAGATACGACGCCCCGCCGGTCGAGAGACGGTGGGGCGTTCGGACTACGTCGTTCAGTGCGTCGAGGCCCGGGACGCGTGGGTTATCTGCTCACGGATGCGTGACCCGCAGCGCTGGCCGCCGCCCCTTCCGCCGCTCAAGGGTGACGGTGTATCCGCGGGCCTGGAGCCTGGCTGCGTACTGGTGGAGATGCGCCTGCTCGTCGGGCCCGTCGTGCCAGCACCGGACGGTGCGTGGGCTGGCCTGGGTGGCGCGGTGGCCGGGCCGCCAGGCAGTGCCGCGGGTGGAGTCGGGGTGTCCGGCACGGGTGAGGTCGTGGGCGACGTCACATGCTCGGATGCAGCTGGTGGCCATGGGTCTCCTTACGGGGGTCGGTGCTGGGGTGTGCGAAGGCCCCGCCCCTCTTCGTGAGGGGCGGGGCCGGGGCCTTCGTGGTGAATGGTGGGCAGCGGGTCGGATGCCGGGCTGCCTCGTGGTCTGCCCGCCGGTCCGGGGACGGGCGGGCGCTGCTGCGGGGTGGGCTACTGGCCGCGCCAGTAGGCGAGCGCGCCGTTGATGATGTCGCCGTTTGTCTGGCCGGGCTCCTCGCTGAAATCGAACCAGGTCTCGTTGAGCCACCTGGCGAACGGTCGGGCGGACTCCTCGGGCAACTCGCCAGCCTTGATGACGTAATCGCGGATCATGTCGTAGTCGACCGGCTGTACGCCGGGGCGTACGTCCTCGGGTGCGGCGCCCGCTTCGTCGCTGATCTCGGCGAGGGCGTTGGGGTCGAGCGTGGGCATGGTGTCTCCCTGGTGTCGGTGGTGTGGTGAGTACCCCGCCGCGGAGTCGAACCGCCAGGCCCGGCGCTGGGGCGCCGTTCAGGCCGGCCGGTTGCGGGACGGGTGTTCAGGGCTGCGCTCGCCACCCGTGCGACGACTCCCCGTCGCGGCTCACATCGGTGAGCCAACCGCCCGTTTCGTGACTGATCGAAACCATGGTCACGGTGGGATTCCTCTTCATGAACTCTCGGGCGGCGCACTCCGCGTCCTGCGCAGTGGCGAACCGGCCGGGCATCCGACCGTTCTTGCCAGCTTCGTTGACCCAACGTCCGGTGACGCGCATATCTCCTCCTACGGTCTGCCTCATCAGCGGGGGTAGGCCACCTCCCGCGGACGCCCCGGAGGGCGTTTCGGCTCAGCAGTGGTACGAGCACGTGCCGTGTCCCTGTACCTTCATCCGCCTGCACACGCCCCCGCTCTTCGTGGGGGCTCCGCATTGGCGGCGCGGGTCGTGACTTGCGCACACCGGCCGACCAGGCTGGGTCGGGTTGATGCAGCGGTACCCGTTCGACGTGGTGGCCGAGCAGCGGGCGTTCATCGGGCCACCGCATCCCAGATGGCGCGGCCCACGGTGCCCGGCTTGTCGCTGGCGGAGGCGTGTCGCGTGGGACCGGAGGGCAGCCCCAGCGGGCCCCCGGACCAGTAGCTGACGTACGCCTCTGGGATCCAGGACTTCGCCCCCGGGGTCCGGGGGCGGGCCGGGGTAATCGCGCTCACCACGTAGCGCTTGCCCTTGACGGTGACGATCCGGCGCCCCTCGCTGTCCGTCTCCTCCGCCGGCTCCCCGTCGACCTCAGCGGGGGACACGAAGCTCGTGGGGTAGCTGGACACGGCACGGTCCCGGTCGTCGAGCACGGCCACGTACCCGGGCGCGGTGTGGATGTGGGCCACGGTACCCGTGAACGGAGCCCGACCGGGACGCTGGACAACCACCGCTTGGCCCTGCACGAACCCCTCCGGCGTGGGGGCGTCAACCAGCACCAGGCGGACGTTCCGGCCGTCCGTGTACTTGATGTTGGCGTCGGTGCGTGCGGCGGACATTTCGCGGACGTTGCGCTTGCCGCCCATCATCGCGTGGTTGATCTCGGCCAGGCCCTCACCCTTGCTGACGTGGGCGGTGGTGCCGTTCTCGGTGCGCTCGTAGACCTGCAATTCAGCCCCTTTGATCCGCGCTGGCCCGGTGGGCCGAGCGATTAACTTTGTGGGTACACAGTAAGGCTAACCGTGTACCCACACAAGTGGTGACGCGAAAGAAACCGTGTGGGAACATCGAGCCCATGGCCGACCAGGACGAAGAGCACACCTTCACCACCAAATTCCGCATCCCACGCCGCATGTGGGACACATACGGGCGCGTCGTAGGCGACAGGGAGCGCGGCGCCGATCTCCTCGACCACGTCCGCGCGACGATCAAAGAGCGCGGCACCGAGCGGGACCTCGCCGACCTCGCCGCGGCCGAGGAGGAACTCGCCACGCGCCGGGCCCGTAAGGGCGGCCGGCCGCCCCGCCGCACCGCGGGCTAGGCCACCGACGCCCCGCCGACCGAGGACTGACGGGGCGTCTGAACTGCATCAGATCCGGGAGTAGCAACCGCCCTCAGCTGGGTGTTGGTGCGCGAGGCAGCGGGCGCATTCGCCGCACGCCATGCAGTCCCCGCCGGGCGGGCACGGCGTGGGGTGCTGGTCGGCGGCTGAGCCGTCGAGGATGGCCAGTACGGCGCTGGCGGCGGGGTTGGGTTCGCCGGGGCGCATCGCGGTCTGCCATTGCGCCGTCAGGGCGCGCACGCGGGCGAGGGCGGCCTCGGCTTCCTCGGCGCGGCGGTGGACCTGGACGACGTGCTCGCGCAGGATGAGGCGCTCCTCGTATAGCATCGCGCCGCGGAGCAGCCGGGCGAGCAACACGCCGAGGGCGTCGTCCTGACCGGTGTCTGGGGCCCTGTCCTGCTGTCCCTGCTCGTTGACCTGCGGTGTCTCGGGTGTCCGGGACTGTCCGGGCGGCGGGGTGCCCGGTGTCCTGGTGGTGTCCGGGACTGTCCGGACGGTGTCCTGCTGCACGGCATCGGTTAGGCATCCGCACCGGAGACCGCCTGCATGACGGGGCGGGTCCGCCGGCACGGGCCGGAGGTTGGGGCAGGTGTCGGGGAACCCTCCGCAGGGCGTTGGGGTGGCGTGGACGGTGCTCTGATGCGCGGCACCGAGGATCGTGGCGGGGTCCATCGGCGGGGGCGTCAGGGCGCAGCGGTAGGTATACGTGTGGCCCTCGGCGCACGCCGGGCCGCACTCGGCGGGGTGTCCGTGGCAGATGAACGGGATCGCGAGATCGTCGGGGCAGCGGGGGCAATCCTCGGCGAGGCCGCCGGCCGGGATCGGGCCGGTGTTGGGCTCGGGGCCGTCCCAGACGATGCGGGTGGCGCCTCCGTGGCCGTGCACGTGCTCGGCGTCGGCGACGCTGTTCCACGAGACGGTGGAGGGCCGAGCGCCGCGCCAGCGGATGGACACGGTCCCATCCGGCCAGCACACGCCGTCGGCGACTATGGCGGTGCCGCTGACGCCGGAGATGTCGCGGTCACGGTGGAGGGCGAACAGGCGGGGGTTGGTCATGAGGTGCTCCGGGTTCGGGGCCCGGCCGCGGTCGGCGGCCGGGCGGGGCGGGTCAGGACGTGGGGTGGCTGACGGCAGCGCGGTCGAGTGCACGCTGTTCGTCCTCGGCGGCGAGCGCAGCGCGGAAGTACGGGTCCGCCATGTCGTTGCCGGCCTCGGCGAGGGCGGCGTCGGTCTCGTATTCGGCGGCGATCGTCTCGCTGGAGAATCCGCAGGCGTTCAGGGGACGCTCAGGCATCGGGGTTCCCTTCGGCACCCGGCCGCGCGCGCGGCCGGGCAGGTCGGTTCAGGGGGTGTCGGTCGGCCGCTCGGCCGGGGCGATCAGACGCAGCTGCGAGGGGTCGTGCTCGTCGTCGTGCACCCGGTAGCCGTCGGGCCCGATCCAGTGCGGTTCGGCGTCGCGGGATGCGACGCGGAGCAGGTTGCGGCGGCCGTCCCAAACGACGTCACCGGGCTGAAAGCCGGGCTTGAGGACCTCCACCAGGACGTCACTGCGGTGGCAGGTGATGTGCGTGCCGGTGGCGAGGGTTATCTCGCCGGCCTGCGCGGACTGGACGATGCCCTCGACGGTGATGCGGACGTGGGCGCCGGGGGTAGTGGGCTGCATCGGGGTGGATCTCCTTGGGCCGGCCGGTGAGGCGGTGGCGGTCGGGTGGGGTGACGGTGGTGCTGGTCGTGAGGCATATGAGGGCGACCAGCAGCACGTCGAGGGCGGCGGACATCAGTCGTGGTTCTCGGCGTTGACGGTGCGGATCACGAGCGCCGGGGCCCGGCCGGGCCGCGGGTCGTGGCGGTGCCGCCATGCGTGGACAGTGGCGGCCGGCCGGACGACCGCATGCATGGCCAGCACGGCGAGTTGCCCGCGGCGCGTGCGGGTCCACCGGCCGCCGAAGGTGAGGCGGCGCCAGACCCAGGTGTCGAGCCGGTCCCAGGGGCGGAGGCGGCCGAGGGCGTAGCCGGCGGCCAGCGCGGCGGCGAGGAGGAGTTCAGGCACCGTCGGTCTCCTTGGTGGCAAGCGGGGTGAGCAGGGCAGCGGCCGCGGCGGGCCAGTGGTCGGGGCCCGGGACGTCGACCACCGGCCGGCGGCGCCGCGGCTGCCACTCCGGCTCGCACACCGCGGGCACCGGCTCGACGAACAGCGGCTGCTGCCCCGCCTGCTCCAGCGCCGCGCGGCGGGTCGCGGCGGCGGTCTGCCGGTGGTGGTCCTGGTCGTAGTGGAGGTGGCAGCCCTGGCACATGGCCCGCAGGTTGGCCGGGTCGCAGTGCTCCGGGGTGTGGTCGAGGTGCGCCACGGTCAACACCACCGTGCTGCCGGTGCCGTACGCCGGGCGGGCGTTGCGGTTCGGGCACCGGCCGTGGTGCGTGCCGCGCCCGCACTCGCCGAGGCACTCGCACTGGCCGCCGGCCCGGCCGGTGCGGATGGACAGGCTGATCTCGGGCCAGTCGGCCGGGTAGCGGCGGCGGTTCTCAGGACGGATCGGCATCGCCGGCCACCTCCCGGCACCCCGCGTCGTGTCCGCGTCCGACGGTCAGCCACCAGGTCTCGCAGCACGCCTGCAGCAACGGCGCGCACTCAGCCGGCCTCCGGGGGCGTGCGGCCCCCTCCGCCCGTATGGCGGCCGAACGCGACTCGCGACACCCCGAGCCCCACGCGTACCGCAGAACGGCGCCTACGGCCGCGCCGAACGCGCTCACGCCGCCGCCGGACGCGCACGCCGGGTCTTCCGCCCCGCCTCCGACGCGGCACCCTGACCCGCCCGGCACGCCTCGCACGGCTCCTCGCCCAACTGGTGGTGCAGGCTGAACCCGTAGAACGAGCCGCCCTGGGCATGCTCCTTGTCGAGGCGCTCCCGGAGGCTGTCCTCGGCCCGCGAGGCGTGCGCCCGAGCGCAGGTGTCGCACTTCTCCTTCAGCGCCCGGTGTCGCTTGAGGGTGGACTCGGTACCGCACGGTTCGCGGACGATGCCGCGGTGGTCGATCCAGCTTCCGTCCTTGTGCGTCAGTTGCCACCGCTCGGTGGGGTCGAGGCCGCCCCAGACGCCGTATCGCTCGTCGTTGGCGATGGCGGTGTCGAGGCAGGCGTTGCGGACGCGGACGGGGCAGCTGGCGCAGTCGGCCTTGGCTTCGTCGTAGCGACGGGGGTTGTGGAAGGTCTCGCCCTTCTTCTGGCAGGGGAGTTGGGTCATGGGTTCGTCCTCGGTGTGGTGGTTGGGCTGGTGTGGGGTTGTTGCGGGGTGCTCCCCCTCTCCCCCCGTAGGGGGGAGGGGGAGCGTGAAGCGGCGCGTGAAGCGAGCGTGAAGCTGTGACCTGCGGGTTTCTTGATCGCGTGAAGCTGCGTGAAGCTGAGCGTGAAGCGGTGCGTGAAGCGGGGGTGCGTGAAGCGGCGTGAAGTGTGGCGTGAAGCTGTGACCTGGGCGTTTCTTGATCGTCGTGAAGTGCGTGAAGCGTTCGTGAAGCGGAATTTCCTTGATCAACGTGAAGCGCGTGAAGCGGAGCGTGAAGCTGTTTTGCTCCTTACATCTGGTCGCCATCGGGCAACTCCCCCTGCTCGTCGAACGCCGCGAAGTAGGCGACCGGGGCGGTGCGGGACGGACCGGTCTTGCGGGCGACGGCGAGGCCCTTCTCGACGTACTGATCGAGGCGACGCCGGGCCTTCTCGATCTCCGAAGTGGTGGGCTTGGCGGTCGGGTTGGGGTAGAGGTTCACGGCCAGCGCGGCCGGGCTGACCCCGGCCGAACCGGCAGCGCGCAGCAGGCCGAGGATGTCGACCTGGTGCCAGACCTCGGTACGGCCGCGAGGGTGGTCGTGCTTGAGCTTCCAGGGGCCGCACTCCCCGGCGGGCTGCTTGAGGTGGCGCATGCTGACGATCGGTTCACCGGCGGCACCGAAGAGGCTGACGACGGACCCGGCACCGGCGGTGATCCAGGTGGAGCCGTACAACTCATCGAGGCTGGTGGGTTCTTTGCCGGAGTCCTTGCCGCTGCCCTGCTTGCGGTGGTGGTGGAGTCCTATGACCTCGATGCCCTCGGCCAGGGTGCGTTGGATCGCCCCGTTGATCGCCTGCCCGCCTTCCTCCGAGGCGAGTTCGCCGGCCATGTCCTTGAGGGAGTCGAGGCACACGGCGTCGGCGCCCGCGGCCTGGCAGAGGCGGAGGAGGATGCCGGGGTCCTTGATGAAGTCGGCGGGCGGCGGCCCGACCCAGAAGGTGAGGTGTTCGTCGAGGGCCGCGCGGTCCTCCGGCTCGACCATGCGGGCCATCGAGCGGGCGGCCTGCTGCGGCCGGTCGCAGGCGAGGTACAGGAACCGCTTGACGCGGCGGACCGGCATGCCGAGGACGGCGCCGGAGTGGAGTCCGATGCTGGCAAGGACGACCTGTTGCGCCAGGGTGGTCTTGCCGACACCGGCGGGGCCGGCGATGAGGAGTGCTTCGTTCTCCGCCCAGATGACTTGCTCGCCGTCGCCCCACAGGGCGGGCACGGTGTCGGGCCGGTCGAGGATGAAGGACCCGCCGGGGGTGAGGCGGGCGCCGAACGGGTCGTTGGTGGCGTGGCGTTGCTGGAGGAACCCGGCGATCTGCTCGTCGAGGGTGTCGGGGGCGGTGCGGTCCATGACGCCGGAGCGCAGGCGGATCGCGAAGGAGTCGATGCGGCGCCACCGTGCGGCCTCACGCACTTCTTCGGCGAACGATGCGGCCATGGGCGCGGTGATGGTGACGCTGCCGAGACGCTCGATGAGCGCGCCGCCTTCGACCTCGCGGAGCCGGCCGAGCCTGCTGATCTCGGCTTTGATGTGGACGGGGTGGAGCTGCTTGCCCTCGGCGACCAGGCCGCCGACGACATCCCAGATGATCTGGTGTCCCGGGACGTAGATGTCGTCTCGGGTGATGACTTCGGCGCAGTCGTTGTACGCCTCGGCGGAGTGCATGATGACGCCGGTCAGGAGTTCCTCGGCCTCGATGGCGTTGGGGGGCGTGCGGTCGTCCACCGGGGCCGGGGTGGGGCGGGGGATCTGGTGGACGTTCTCCACGGGCGGTTCTCCTTGCGGTCAGAAGAGGGTGCTGGCGGGCTGCTGCGGGGGGACGGCCGCCGTGGGGCGGGGGCCGGTGCAGGTGTGTTCTGCGACGTGCTTGTGGGGGCAGCGCGCGGGGTGGTGCCGGTCGATCCAGCGGAGCCGGGCCGGCGTGTGGGGGCGCTGGACGAGGCACCAGATGAGGCGGTTGGGGGTGCGGGCGGCGGCCTGCTCGGCGGGGGTGAGGGGCCGGAGGTCTGCGGTGATGTTGAGGGCGGCGCGTTGGCCGACGAGTTGGCGGATGATGGGCGCGCGGCAGGCCGGGCACCGGGTGGTGCCGTCCGCTGCTGCCGCGCGCCCGGTCATCAGCTGGCCACCGAGTCGAGCGTCCCGCCCGAGGTCCGCTGGCGATACATCGTCTGTGCCTGCTGGCGGAGCTTCTCCTCGGTGAACTCGTCTCCGGCGATCTCGATGCCGACGACGCGGACCTTGACGGCGTCGTCTTTCTCTTCGTCGGGGCCCTGCTCGGTGCGCTCAACGGAGGCGATTTCGACGATGGCCATGACGTGGTGACCGAGGTCGTTGAAGAGGTCGGCGGCGTGGGGGCGGATGGCCTTCTCGACGTCGGCGAGGACCTTGGCGTCGAATTTGATGGTGGTCATGCGGCTTGGGCTCCTTCGTAGGTGGTGGTGCATCGGGTGGGGTGGGCGGCTCGGATCGTGGCGACGAACTGCGCGACATCCGCAGCGCCGGAGACCGGGCCTTCGGTGGTGCGGCAGCGCAGGCACTCGTAGCGGGCGCGGGGCGGGCGGACCCATCGGCCGGCGTGGTTCTGCTGGCCCATGTCGACGTACAGGGCGCCGGTGATGACCAGCGGCCGGCGAGCCTGCGGCCGGGCGGTCATTCGGCGCCGCCGAGATCACCAATGGCGATCTGCGCCGGTACGGGCTTCACGGGCTCCGCGCACGCGGCAAGAGGCGACGGATCCCACTCGATGCGGGCGTTCTCCCAGTTCATTTCACGCATCTCGTCGAACGAGAGCATGGACCGCATCAGCTGGCCGGCCAGGACCATGGTCATCGTGCCGTCGGGGTGGAGGGTGCAGTCCTGGATGTCGCCGTCCTCGTTATGGACGCGGAACTGCCGCGGATCGGCGGGAAGTTCTACAGCATCGTGCGCGGCCGGGGGCCGGCCCACTGTTGTGGTGTCAGCCGTGGGCCGGCAGTAGCGGCAGGTACAGGCGCTCACGCGGCGCACCTCCCCGAGAAGTCGCCTACGGGCGCCGTGTTGGCCGGGAGGTTGAGGCGCTGGCGGATGGTCCACACGCCGCTGGTACCGATGTCGAGGCGCTCGGCGATCTGTCCGTCACGGAGGCCGGCCCGGTGCAGACGCCGCACCACGGCCTCCCGCTCGGCGACGGTCAGTCGCCCGGGCCGGTCACCGAGCACGGTCCGTTCGACCACCACGTCATCGACCTCAGCGACCGTGACGAACTGCGGATCGCCGTGCCGCTTCCACCGCTCGTAGTGCATGGCGCACAGCCCCTTCGCGCCGTGCGGATTGGGGCAGCCGGTGACGCGGCAGCCAGTGCGGTGGCGTCGTCCGCCGAGCGGGTGGCCGTGGCGGCGCCAGCGCCGGTAGTGGGCCTCGCACCAGCCGCGGGCCAGGCGTGGGGCGCGGCAGCTGGAGATGGAGCACAGACGGATCTTCATCGGGCCCACCTCGGCAGCCCTACGGGCCACTTGGCCTTGCCGAGGCGGGCGCGCTGCGCGTCGGGGAGGGGGAACAGAGGGTCGCCCCACCAGTCGTGGCCGGCGGCGCGCAGCCACCAGGCGTCGCACATGTCGCCGCCGTGCCCCTTGGGGGTGAGGTCGCCGGGAAAGGTGGCGCCGTCCGCGAGGTACGCGGCGTCGGCCATCTGCCGCTTATCGGCCTTGCCGTAGTCGCAGGCGAAGCACTTCAGGGTGGCCGGGGAGATGAGCGCCCGCGGTACCCCCGCATCGGCCAGTTCGGCGCGGACAACTCCCTGTGCCATGCCGGTGAGTCCCGCGCTCTTGGCGCCGACGGGGAGGTCTTCCAGCACGGCGAGATGCAGGGGCTGGTGTCGGATGAGGGTGCGGCGGATGTGGTCGCGGATGACGACCAGGCGGTAATCGGCGTCGGCGTCTCGGGTCTTGATCCGGTAGGTGGTGCCGTCCGGGAGGCACACGCCGGTGCTGCTCAGAGAGATGTCCAGGCCGATGATGCGAGGCCGGGGCCCGGCCGCCGTGGTGGCGGCCGGGGCGGCGTCGAACAGGGTCGGGCCGGTCACTTCTCGTCCCCCTCGGCGATGTGGCCGCACCCGTCGGTGGTGCAGCGCCAGAAGCCGTTGTCGGCCGGGACGTGCGGGGTCTGCATGTGGCCGCAGACCCCCGCGTTGTGGCACGCGAGGTAGCGGGTGCCGTCCGGCACGGCGTAGAACCGCGCGTGAGGCACCGGGGGCAGAGAGCGCTGGGTGATGCGTCGGGGCCAGGTGACGAGGGCGATGAGGGCGACGCCGAGGGTGATGCCGGCGAGGCCGCCGAGGATCGCGGTGATCACTGCTGCTCACCGCCCGCCTGATGCGGGATGACCGGCCACGCGCCCTCGACCACGGCGGCGGGATCCTTCTTGCGGAACCACTCCTGCAAGCTCGCGGCCTGCGACGCCGCCCACTTGATCTGAGCGTGATGCAGCCCTTCAAGGTCGAGCGCCGCCACATCATCGAATCGCTGAGTCCGCGTCCGCCGGACGAACTCCGGCCGGTCGCCGGTCGGCGTGTGCGCGATGGCGCTGATCCGGTACGCGATCCGCGCAGCCATCAGCGCGTCATACTCGCTGCCGTGCGCGGCCTCCTCGTCCCAACCGAGGCCGTAGACCTGCGCCAGGGTGATGAGTTGGCGGGCGCCCTGCGTCTCGGAGACGCGACGCCGGAACGGCAGGACGTGTTGGTCGAGGACGCGGGTGTCAATGACCGGCCAGATCACCGAATCCTCGTAGCGGTCGAGCAGCGTGGGCAGCCCGTACCGGCGGCACTCGCGGTCGAGGATCGTGAGGTCGTAGACGACGTTGTGACCGACGATCGGCACACCGCGGTTGAGGTACCCGGCGAGCACGGCCGTGAGGCCATCAATGGCCTGCTCGGCGGGCATACCCTTGGCGCTCGCCTGCTCGGTGGTGATGCCGTGCACCGCCGTCGCTTCGGCGGGGATGTCGATACCCGGGTTGGCAAGCCACGTGTGCGGCTCGGTGGGTTGACCGCCGCCGACGGCGATGGCGGCGGCGGTGACGATGCGGTCGGTGTTGACGTCGACCCCGGTCGTTTCGGTGTCGAAGGTCAGCAGACGCTTGGTGTGCCAGGTCATGCCCGCACCCCCTTGAGGGTGGCGAGGAAGGTGCGGAGCCGTTCCGCGGAGGCGGTCGAGGGGTGGAGGCCGCCGTTCGACGCGGCGAACTCGGCCTCGACCTGCTCGGTGGTCATGCCGTGGCGGCCGGCGGCGGCGATGATCTGGAACCAGATGTCCGCGGTGTCGTCCTCGACGATCTCGGCGTCGTGCACGACCTCGCCGAGCTGCTCGGGCGAGGCGTCGCCGTAGTCCGCGGGGTTGAGCTGCCGCTCGACGTCATCCGGGTGGGGCTGGTCCTGGTCCGGCACACGCGTGGCAGGGGTGGACGGAGCCTGGTCCTTGCGAGCCGCGCCGAGCGCCTCCGCCAGGGCGGTGAGCTTGTCAGCGATCTGCTTGTTCATGTGCCCGGCCGCAACTGCCTTCTCGTACAGGGCGCGCACTTCGGCGGGCGTCTTGGCCACCTCGGCGAGCTGGACGTAATCCGGGCGCGGCGCCTCGATCGCGGCCCGCTGCGGGCCACCCGCCACCGCCGGGCCGGCCGGCGCCTCCCCCGACATCAGCGCGGTCGGGGTGATGTCCACGTCGATGGTCGGGACCATCCACCGCAGCGTCTTGCCTTCCCGCTTCGCGGTGCGCTCCTCCAGCCCGAGGAACGCGGGCACGTACCCGCCCGCCTTGGCCAGCAGCTCAGCCACGCCCGGGAGTTCGAGCGCGGCGTAGTAGCCGTGCGACTCCAGCCGCCACACACCGACACCGGGAACCTCGGCGAGGACCACGTTCAGGCGGGTGGTGGGCTTGCACTGGCGGCGCTGCGGGTCCGGCCCGCACGGGCACGGCCGGTCGGACAACAGCTCGGTGACGCCGTCGCAGCGTCGTTGGCAGCCGCCGCCGGACCACAGCTCGTAGTACTGCGAGACGGGCTGGTGGGGAACGAGGATCGGCATGCGCGTCGCGTCCGTGATCACCTCGTACTGGCCGGCTCCGCCGTCCGGGGTCCACGGCGCGACGGTGCCGCCGTACTGCGTGGCGACCCGGTCGAGGAGTTCGCGGGACGGGGAGGTGAGGCGGAAGCGGTTCAGCTTGGACGGGCGGGTGTTGCCGTTGGAGGTGGGCACCTTCTGGCCGATGCGGATGCGGCCCAGCTCCCGGATGCGCTGCTGCAGATCAAGGATGGGCATGATCAGTCCCCCTGTTCGGCCCGCTTGAGCAGGGCCGTGATGAGCGGTGTGGTGAGGAGCCACGCACTCGGATCGCGCATGATCCGGTCGGTCTCCTCGTCGATGGATGCGGTGACGGACAGGTACGCCTGCGTGTTCTCGTCCGGCAGCGAGCAGCGGGCCAGGCCGAGGGCGACGTGAAACGCGATCTGGTCGGCCTGCCGGAGGAGGAAGGCAGCGACGTTGCCGCAGTAGCGCGGCTCCATCTCGTCGAGTCGGTGCTCTACGCCGTGTCGGTCCGTCCAGATCTCGGCCTGCTGGAGGAGGTGGGGAAGGTTCACGCCGCCACCTCCTCGGCCGGGGCAGGCAGCGTGAGGGCCTCGCCTACAACGGACTTGGACAGCGAGCGTTGGAACTCGGCGACTGCCTGCACGTGGCGGAACACGGCATACACGTCGTCGCCGCACTTCAGCGGCATCGGCCGGTACCCCTCCGGCCGCAGGTGCAGGACGATCCCGACGTCGTGCACCGCGGGCATGGGGATCTGCGTGCCGTCCCGCAGCCACGCCACCTCGGCCCGCCGGTACGCGGACATCTGCGCGCCGGCCTCGGGATAGACACCCTTCTCGTCCAGCTCGCCGCCGGTCTTGGTGTCGCCGATGAACAGCGTGTTCGCGGGAACCCGCAGGCACTCGGCGATGCGGCGGGATCGGAACAGGTAGTCGAGCTTCCCGGCCCACCCATCGGTGAAGTTCCCGACGGTCATCTCCGACGCCTCGAACTCGATCTCCCACTCGGCAACGAACCGGAGAAAGTTGTCGAGGAACGGCGCCAACTCGCGGTCGTTCAGCAGCGCCTCGGGCAGCGGGGTGCCGAGGACGTGCGCCTCGATGACGTCGTGGACGGCGCCGCCGATCTCGCCGCGCTCGTCCTTCTTGCGGATGTGGCCCTTGCGCAGCCAGTCGTACGCCGCTTCCTTCTCGGCCGGCCGCAGGGAGGCTGCGACGAGGGTGGGGAGGGTGGCGAACGCGTCGGCGGCGGTGAGGTTGGCGGCCCAGAACACGAGCTGCGGCTTGGGGAATCCCTGGCTGAGGATGGTGGTTACGCGCCGCAGCTTGGTGTCGGTGCCGGGGACGCGGTACCAGCCCTGTGAGGGGCGGGGGATGCGGTCGGCGCCGGTGGGCGCCGGGGTCTGCTTCTTGGTCCGGCGTCGGGGGCCGGAGGCCGGGGCCGTGGTGGCCCCGGCCGTCGCGGTGTTGGTCATGAGAGCAGCGCCCCCAGAATCGCGGTGATGGTGGTGGTGAGGACGACCAACGCCGGGGCGGCGCAGCCGTCGCCGTCGGGGTCCTGGTCGTACGTGGCCCGGTCCTGTGCGGCGCGGGCGGTGTGGGCGCGGCCGTCGTCGGTGCGGCGGCGGTGGTAGCGGTCGCCGAAGGTGTCAGCCACGGTCGCCACCGCCAGCCGTGCACACCGGGCACCGGTGGAACGCGTCGGTGGACTCGTGGCACCAATCCACGCACCGGCGGCAGAACGGGGTGTTGCCGGAGCGGGCGAGCCCGTCGAACGACGTGTCTTCGGGATCAAAAGCGTGGCGGCAGCGACCGCAGGTATCAGCGGGCGTGGCCTCCGCCCATCCGCTCAACTCGTAGCTGCGCTGGTCCAGCGCTACGGGCTCGTTGTCGCGGTCGTACTGCATCTCCCAGCCCAGGGCGCGGCGTTCGCCGGTGGTGGGATGGGTGCTGATGGTGTCGCAGCGGAAGGTTGTCCGGCCGCTGATGTAGGTCCGGCCGGGCTGGAAGAAGTCCGGTGCGTCGGCGTCGCGGGTGGACTCGCCCCCTGGGGTGTCCTTCCCGGCGTCGGCCATGAGGCGGAGTAGTACTGCCGCGTCACCGCGGCCGGGGTCGCATTCGTAGTCCTGGGGCAGGGCGTTGATGGCGTCGGCGGCCTCGCGCAGCACCTCGGCGCGGTGCTCATCCATGGCGTCCCGGTAGTGGCCCGTGCCGAGGAAGGCACGGACAGCGCCGCGGTCCACCTTCGACGCGAGGACCCGGGCGTCCCACACGGTCTGCTCACGGGCCTTCTTCACCAGCCACGCGACCGTTTCGGTCTTGGCCCCGGCAAGCACCTCAGCGCGGTAAGCGTCGAGCTTCACCCGCAGTTCCGCGAGCGTTCCGAGCGGAGCTGTCTCGGCCCGGCCGTACTCGTTGATCAGATCGTCGCGGGCGCTCATGCGTCACCCGCCTCACGCTGCGACGGCACAGCCTTGGGAGCAGCCACCGCCCGGATACGGTCGGCCAACGCGAGGCACTGCCCGCCATACACGTGGATCTTGGTGGAGAGTTCAGCAACGAGCTCTTCCACGAGCAGCGACTCGGGCCGGTGCCCGTCGTACGGACGGTCCTCGGCCTGCTCGTCGAGGATCTCGCCGAGCGCCTCGGCCTGCTCGGTGACCAGGTCCAGGATGAGCGACTCGACGAACGACGAGACATCGAGGGTGACACCCGTCGGGATCGCCTCGACGGTGATGCGGAACGGCCCGGTAACGGGCGTACGGTCAGCGGACATCGGTGCCTCCAGAGAGAAGCTCGAAGAGCCAGAGCGCCAGGAACGCCACAGCGAGGACGATGAGGAGGAGGGCGCCGGTCACGGGAGATCACCCCGCGCGGCAATCCGCTCGGCCCGGAGCGACTTCATCCGGGCCTTGATCTGCTCGTCCGTCGGCGCCTGCCACGTGTGCGTGCCGGCCTCCTCCGTCCACTGCTGTGCGTGTCCGCGCTGCGGCAGGCCGCAGGCGCCGCAGGCGTTCGGCTCGGGGTGCCTGGCCGTGGAGGGCGCGAGGATCGTGCGCAGTCGCGCTGCGGACTCTGCAGGCGTCGGGCCCGGGGCATCGTCGTGCACCAGGCGCCACCGCTCGGCCGCGCGGTCCCACTCGATGTGCTCGCCGTCGAGGCCCGCGATGTGGCCGTCCGGCTCGATGTGGAACCCAATGCCCGCGTCGGCGAGGGCGTTAAGGCCGTCGGTCGCGCGCTGCCACGGGCACGGCTCGGTGGCCTGCGCTTCGGTGGTCACCGATTCCACCAGCAGGTCATCCCGCTGCCCGGCCAACTCGTCGACCCGGGCTCGCAGCCGCTCCACCTCGGAGGCCGACTCCGGCGACTGCAACATCCCCGCCGCGTCCAACGCCATCGCGATACCCGCAGGCGTCCGGTGCGTCTGCATTGTGCGGCAGATCAGGTCAGCCGCAGCGTTCACGAGACGGGCGTTCACCGGGCCACCGCCGCAGCGATCTCCGACATGACGGCGGCGTCCAACGGCACCGCACACGTCACGCGGATCTCCACCCGTGACCCGTCCCGCGCCTCGTCGGTGTGCGTGACCAGGATGTACGGCCGGACACCCATGAACTCGGGCCCGATCCGGACCTCACCGCCGCGCTCGTACAGCCACTCGCCGAGGTCGTCGATGTCCGCCACCATCACGTGTACGTACTCGTGGTGCGGCTCGATCACGGGGTGCGGCAGGGAGGTGTAGTTGAGGAGGCACTCGACCTCCCGCGCGTTGTAGGTCTGCTGCCGCACCTGCCGGGCGGCACGCTCGCCGTCGTCGTGCGGCGCGAGGTGTAGCGGCACCGGCACCGGTGCGTGGCCGGTGAACCGGCCGGGGAAATCGGTAGGGTTGATGCTCACGGTGAGCCTCTCGTTTCTGTGGTTGGTGAGGTGAGCCGGAGGGGTCGCACCGGAAGGCAGCCGGTCGCGGCCCCGACTCACGTCGGGATGGGTCAGGCCGCGGGCCGCTCGGTAGCGGCGGGGCGGGAACTGGTGAGGATCGGGCGCAGACGCGCGATCAGCTCGCGGGAGGGCGGCGGCGCCGCTGCAACTTCCTTGCGGATGTGGGCGATCAGCTCGTCGCCGAGCAGCGCCCGGCGCTCGGCCGGCGTCATGCCGCTTCCTTCACCAGCTCGGCGGGCTCCATCAGTGACTCGATGGCCACGCCGTAGGCGTAGTGGATTCGCAGCATCGAAATCAGGTCAGGCTGAGACTCGCCGGACATCATCCGGTAGGCCGCGGACTCCGCGATTCCCGTGCGGCGGTGAATCGCGTACGCGGTCTTGTCGCCCTTGGTAGCGGCGGCGTCGCGCAGCTTTTCGATGCACAGGCGGTACATGTCACCCCCTTGTAGATGCAGGTGGAGGGAGGTTTCTCCCTCACGAGCAAGAAGTTACGGCATTCCTTCCTCCCTCGCAAGCATGCTTGCTAGGTAGGGAGGGGTGAATTTCAAAACCGCACACACGTTCGCCTCGGTTGTTACACTGCCGCAATGGCGTCACATGGCTTGACCTGCACTCTTGCTTGCGCGCAAGAATCTGGATACTCCCTAGCTAGGGAGGTACATTGCGCGCATGACTGCCGACACGCCCCCCACTCGCGCGCAGCGATTCGCCGCCGCCGTAGCACCGGCCGCACAGCGCGCTGGCTACACCGGCCGCGGCGCCAACGCCAGACTCGCGCGCGACGCCGGCATCCCGGAGAGCACCGTCAGCCGGATGATGCTCGGCAAGACCATCCCCGACCCCAAGTCGTTCGAGGCCCTCGCGCGCGCGATCGGTCTGCCCGTAGCGGACCTTTTGATTGAAGCCGGAATTGTCTCTGCCGAATCACTGACCGAAACCGGCCGGTCACAGGTACGATCTGAGCCGATCACCCTCGAAGAGGCGGCCGACCAACTGGGCATTGCCGACCCAATCGGGCGCCAGATGTTTTACGGGACAGTCGAACGGCTCAGGAGGCAAGAGCAGGAACAGGCCCCCGGCGCAGACGGGGGTGTCGCAGCCGAACAGTGAACGGGGGCAACCCATTTTGCTTTCCACGCGCCACCGCATCACCGCCGTTGCAACACTCGCCCTCGCCGCCGGCCTACCCCTCCTCGGTCACGGCCTCATATCCGACAACACCGCGCGCACGACCGGAGGCGTATGCCTCACGTCGTGCGCGCTTGTGCTGATAGCCCTCCTGGCAATCCGGTCATGGATCACCGACACCACCCAAGAACGCTCCATCCTCTACGACTCCATCTGCTCCGCCGAGACCGAGAAGGAGCGCTACCAGGCCGCGAAATACGCCCTCGACGCCGAGCGCGACCGCATGCGGCGAGACGCCATCAACGCCGAGCGCCGGGCCGCACAGGCCCTCGCAGCCGAACGTGACGCGCTCCGCGACCAATTCGAGGAAGAGCGAAATCAGCTAATCTGCCAGACTTTCGAAACCGCGTTCCGCCTCGCCCGCGCCGGAATCGCCGAGGCCCCCGCCACTCCCCGCGTCATACCGTTTCCGTCCCAGCACCACCCTGCCGAGGGAGAGACGACCCGCGGTCGAGGTGTGACCCGCCCCTGAACCCGGGCTGCCCGAAAAAAGACATCGTGATCCGCCCCGGCCTGATGATCTGCGCGCCCCTCACGTGCGCATGGTGCAGGCGGACCGTTACCACCTGGCGGATTACCTCGCGCTTCTGCTCCAGCTGCAGCCCACCCCACACCGCCTCGACGTCCGGGGCACCCAGCAGACTTGCCACCACCGGCGACACCGGCAGCGACAACGCCGCCGACTTCTCTTGCGCCGCCTTGATCTTCGGCAGCAGGTTGCGTTCCATCGAGGCCAGCGACATCGCGGACAGGCGCGGCTCTCCGGTTTCCTCGTCGAACGTGCCGGCCAGCTCACGCGCCTCCGACAGCTGCCTCTCCAGCCGCTCCGCCAGCAGCCGCGCGGCCTCGGCTTCCGCGTCCTCCCCGTCGCGCTGGAACGCTGACACCGCGGCCGGGGAACTCAGCCACTCTATGATCGCCTGCTCGACGTAGGCTTCGAACCGCGGAGCGCTGATCGCCGTGTCTCCATCCAGGAAGCACAGGTACCGCGGCTTCGAGCCGCCCTTGTGAACGATCAGTTTCGGCAGGTCGTCCCCGTGCTCACCGCAATAGGCAATGTGCGCAAGAAGGTGGCGCACACGCGAGTCACGCTGGGTGCGCCGTTCCGGGCGAGCGAGAATGCTTTGAACCGCGTCAAACAGATCATCATCGACGATCCTCTCCCAGGCGGCATCGCCGACGATCTCGCCCCTGTGCTTGCGGCGAGCGGCATACGCAGGCTGGCTCAACTGCTCAACCACACGCTTTTGATCCCATCGCACGCCGGACCTCGTAGCCGCGTCCGGCTCTGAGTTCAGCCACTGGGCAATGCGGTATGAGCTTTCACCTGCCGCGAACCGCTTGAACATTCCAATCACATACGGCTTCCGCGTGGGGTGCGGAACCTGGTCGATCAGGTCGCCGGTTTCCGGGTCGTACCGTCGGACGTACCCCCACGGCGGCCGGCCGGCGGGCTTCCCAGACTCGGCAAGGCGCCTCTGTGTGCGCAAGTTCCGGTCCCGAATGCCCTCGGCCTCATCCTCGGCCTGCAGGGCATCCATCGCGGTCGCTTTGCGATCCTCGCGCTTGCTCAGGTCGTAAACGGTGCCGTTGTAGCAGAGCAGGACGCCCGCTTCGTAGCAGACGTTCCGCAGCCGGACGTACGCCTCAAGATCGCGGTAATACCGGGATGCCTCCCACGCGACGACGATGCGGCACTTCCGCGCGGCGATCCCGTCGAGCATCGCCTCGAAGTCGGCACGCTCCCCCTTGCGGTGGCGAGACGCGGAACGGTCGACGTCCTTGTCGAATACCCCGACGATCGGCCAGCCGTACCGGTCGCATAGCTCGCGCCCCTCATGCAGCTGCGTGCTGACGCTGCGTCCCCGTTTTGTGGGGTCGTGGGACGCGCGGCCGTAGAGGTAGGCGTCGAACCGGATGCCGGGGTGTACGAGGTGGAGGTACTCGGGCGCGATGGGCATGAGGCCACGATAAAACCGCCTACCCCTCTAGCGTCGGTAGTTTGGATAGAAGCCCATCAAATACGGCAGCGCGTCGGCCAGCTCGGCCGGACTCCGCAGCGTGACCTGGGACTCCGCGGCCGGCGCCGGAAGCGCGTCGGCAGGTGCCGGTACGGAGAGGTGCGGGGAGTCGGTTGCGCCGGTGTGGCGGGAGGACTCGGTGGGGTCCGCAGGGTCGGTGGGCCGGGGATCGATCGGCGCGTGGGAGGACTCGGGAGAGGGGCGGGGGCCCGGGATCGAGGAAGGAGGAGGGGTCGGCGGGTTGGAGCGTGTCGAGGACGTCGGAGGGGCGGCAGAGGTGGGACGGGTGGATGACGTGGACGGGGACGAGGAGGTCGAAGCGTTCGGAGTCGAGGAGGTCGGAGGGTTCGGAGGGGTGGGTGCGTCGGAAGGTGTCGGGGGTGTCTCGGAAGTCGCCGGGGACGCCGGTGAGTTGGGGTCGGTGCTGCGCTTGCGCGGTTCGCTCTGCGAGTTCATGGCTCGAAGATCTCGCGATCGGCCGCCGCGCCGCGACCCCTGTGGATAACTCTGGGTGACGAGTTATCCACAGGCTCGGGCGGGGGTTCGCGCATTGTCAGTGGCATCGGGTTGCATGGGGGC